CGAGCTGGGCATCAGCTATCGTGGCCATGTCCTGCCCCATGACGGAGCCAACCGCGACCGCAACAGCGGCGAGAGCACCGAGAACTGCGTCAAGCGCTTGACCGGCCAACCCGTGCGTGTGATGGCGCGCGGTGACCCTATTCTCGGCATCAATGAGATTCGAAATATCTTTCCGTTCTTCGAATTCGACGAAATCGAATGTGCCGAAGGCCTGCGTGCGCTCAAGGCCTATCAATGGGATCGGGACGAAAAGCGCGAGGTCAATCGGCGACCGAATCATAATTGGAGTTCGCACTACGCCGATGCACTTAGAAGTTCGGCATTCTTCAAGCTGTCGATGCTGGGCACCAAGGGCAAGGTAGCAGGCGGGTTTTGACATCCCCGCCCTAGCATCAGGGTAAGCCCCGCCCTGCCATTCCGATGCTTGACAAGCTTGTCTTTTATCCATACACTTGCTTTATGGGTAAACCGTAGTGCAGGTAGGAGATGAGACATGCACGTAATCCTTATAGATAACGGCAGCGGTTACATTTTTGGAGATAGCCGCGACTTGGTCGGTTATAGCAACAGCGATTACAGCGACGCCGAAAAGGCTGGAATTGCCGCCGCTAAATTGATCGATTCTGATATAGGCGAGCATGGAAGAAGCTACGATTTCCAACGCAATAACCCAGCAGACACGCGCACCGGCTACCACGTCTATCGAGTAGACGTGCGTGGCAGCGAAGCTGTCACAGTGGTCCGAGACGGACAGGATCAAGAGACGATCGACGAGGTCGAGGCCCTTTGTGAATATGAGGGTTTTGTGACCGCTGAGGCAGGGTAACCGGCAATGAACATCTTCCAGGATAAGCACTACACCACGCGTGACGGCATGCTTGCGGCCATCGTGCAGCGCTGGCTGACGCGCGGCGCTCTCGACAAAAGCATGGCCTCGATCGAGCAGCGGCTGATCAGCGACAGCGACGACGTGCTCGCGGCCGAGTGCCTTGGCAAGTACAGGCTGAAGGACATAGACGAGGCTGAGCTGGAAGCCGCCTTCGCTACTTATCGCTCGGGCTTCCGCCCGGCCAACAGCTTCGACGATGCGCTGACGCGTGCGCAGGGCCGTCCGGTCTTGCCGCGAGTTCCAGGCGCTTTCAAATAGGAGTCCACCATGGCCAGCACCACCAGAAGCAAGCATCACAAGGCGCATCTGACGGCCGCGATCTCATGCAACGAGATCCAGATCTACCCGATCAACGCCAACGTCAAGACGGCATCGCCGCTGATGACCGTCAATGTCAGCCACATCAACCTAATAAGCGACAGTCTCGCGGCGTTGGCCGTGTCCACGCTGTTGGATGCGCTTGACCAGAAGGTCGAGCAGGCACTGGAACTGAATAGGAAGGTGGAACATGGCTAGAGCCAAGGTCACCCATAGCACCGACAGCTGCGTGATCGTATTCGAGGGCGACCGCAAGCACCCCGAGCCTTCGACCGCAGCAATCGAGTTCCCCGGCGGCAACGTCGAGGTCACGCGCACGTCTGACGGCACCTATTGGGCGCATATCGCGGTTTATCGTGACCGCACCCATGAGGGTGGCCCCGTCAAAGGTGAGATCATCGACAGCCGCATCGACTATGACCATGACGGCTATAAGAAAGCCTCGATCAAGATCCCTGACATCCCCCACGGCGAGCACGTCCAGCACATCGCGATCAAGGTGGCCAGGTCATGAGCCGGATCATCAACAGCAAGCGCCATCAGGCTGAGGTTATTGCCTCCTATAGCGTGATCACAGCTCGGATATACCCATCTGGGGTCAACATAAAGAAAGCGATCCCGCTGATCATAATGAACGTCAGCACGTTGCACCCAACGGCGGACAGCCTGATGGCACGCTCGCTTGCTGTGCTGATGGATGATCTTGACAGCGCGGTCGATAAAGATGGGAAGGAACGGTCATGACCATCACTCGTGAGACCATCACCCACCTCGGCGCGCTGGTGCTGTGCGACTGGTGCAATGAAGATTGGACGTCAAGCGATCAGTCCGGCGGCTTCATCTTCGGCGCGAAGGCCACCTGCCCGAACTGCGCACCAGGCTTGGAGGCCGATGCCAAGCGCTTTAACGAGCTTGACCACATCAAGGCGCGCTGCCCGGCCGACATGAGCTTTGCTGATTGGGTGCGCGAAGGCCGAGGACCTGACGCCAAGGTCGAAGTGATCAGCGCAACCACCTTCGATGAGCTGGCAGATGCCATCTTCAAGGGGGCGGACAAGTGACCCTATCGCAGCTGATCAAGTCAGCAGCCAGCATCCCGCTAGCGCTTCTCGGCATCGTGGCCTTTTCCGATGCTGTCTTCGGTAGCTATCGCGAGCGAGTCCCTGACGCTGGTCCCGGGTTCGCCGTCGCGCTGATCGTGGTGGCAGCAGCGCTCCTATACGGCGTCCTTCGCCTCAATCTGGCGTTCCTCCCCGCTGGCCTGCAACGCTTCTGCGACATCTCGTTCAAGAGGGGTGATCGAGGTGAGGTGACGCTGCATGTGGACGAGCAGCATCCTGACTATGTCCCTGATGATGACGAGCCTGAGTCCGACCAGATCATCACCGCGCGTTGCAAGCACTGCGGCGGCACAGACATCCAGATCAAAAGGACACCGTTATGAAGCCCGTCATCTTGACCGAGCCCGGTGGCGGCTTCCGCGCCGTGATCAGCCAGCCTGGCCTCTCGTCCTATGAAGTCGACTTTTCACCGATTGATCAGCGTCACGTTCTGGTGATGGCGCGTTATCCATCGATCAGCGTGCCGATTAGGGGAAACGACCCTTACAGCCTGACTGAGGCCATGGCACGCGCCTGCCTGACGACACTGAACAATCCCAAGGAGGGGACGTCATCAGGGTAAAAACAAAACGCAATTTTTTTATCCGACATCGTTGACAAGCTTGTCATAGGTCCGTACACTTGTTTCATGGTTAAAGGGCAAGCGATCGGAGCCAACCGATCCCAGATAGCCCGGTCCTTCTAGCCAAGGATCAGACAGTCAGACGGATAGGTCGCGGGCCCGAAGGGCTTCCAGTAGGGAGCGCAGAGAACAAGACATTGGCTTGGAAGTGTCCACCCTAAGCTTGGAGGCTTCCATGTCCATATCGCAGATTGACATCATCGAGCGACTTATCATCGAGCGCATCCTAAAAGCAGCCATAGATGCAAGCATGAAGGTGACCGTCAGCGACGGCGAAGATGAGACCCTGGTCGACAGTTCTGACCTCAAAGAGATCGGCTATCATGTCGGATCGTCAGACGAGACAATCATCAAGCTAACTGATGATGCTCTTCCGGGTGCATCAAAGCGCGTTGGATGGATGCTATTCATTCACGGCAACGGCATCGACGTCCTGTCCGACTACAGTGCAAACGCCCGCACCGAATCACTTGCAGATCTTGTCGCCGACATTGAATGAGCCAAGCCCGCTTCGGCGGGCACCTTCAAGCCAATGCGACGACCCTTGGGAGTGCCTGCCTAAAGAGCAGGAGACATCCCATGCTAGCATTTATCAACTCAACAAAAGATGCCAAGGGCCAGGTTATCGGCCGAGATCACATCGTCATGAAGCACCCCGAGGCCGAGGCTGCCGGAACGTGGCAGATCATCGGCTTGGCCAGGACGTCAAAAGGCAACTTCGCCCGCATCCAGCACATCGTCAGCGAGCGATATGAATTCGTAAAAACAACCCGCCTGGAACGCTGCTAACCAGCACAACCACGGCAGGCACCCCTAAGGATCGTTCAACCAAGGAGACCATCATGACCGTCAATAGTGCATTCGACCGACTGAAGGCCGAGCTTGACGCCGTCGACCGCAAGGCCGGCGAGAGCAAGCGTAAGTCGCTTGAGGCGCGCTTAGCCAACCCTGACCGCCATCAAAGCTGGTGGCCCCAGACTAGGCGGGACGGGTTCGACGCGCGAACGCGCAAGGAACTTGATGACCTCAAGTCCCGCTTCGGCTGGACCTGATCACCCTGGCCCGCTTCGGCGGGCCTTTTCATTGGAAGGAACGAGAAATGACACCCTACACCCATCAGACCGCGTTCGAGACGGCGGCCAAAGCGCTGATCGCTCAGAACGACTTTTCGTTGGTCGATGACGGCTCAACCTGCGCCTATCGTGACCCCGATGGCAACAAATGCGCCATCGGACATCTGATCCCCAACGAGCTTTATGGAGAGGTCACCGAGGGCCTGGGCGTCATCGAGATGTTGAAGCAGGCCCCTAGCATCGCCCCGCTCTTCGCTGAGTGTGAGGATCAATTCCTGACGGAACTGCAGGGCGTTCATGACAACCTCGAACAGACCGCCATTGAAAGTCCTGAAGGGTTCGCGATTGCGCTCAGCCGGTTCGCTTGGGATTGGGATCTGGATGCCAGCTTCATTCCAGCTCTGGGCGAGGAGATCGAGGATGAACCAGGTCGATAAGGCCATCGTCAAGGCCATCGGGGTCGGCGCGCTCGTCGCGCTGGTCCTATGCCTCATGTGGCACCTGACCGAGAAGATGGCCGAGCTAGCGGCTTAATCAGCAAAGGAGGTGATGTCAGCAGGTGGCCGTCTACGGGCGGTCACCGACTGAGACCACCAACCAAGGAAGGGGAAAGCAATGTCCACCGAACAGCCAACCACGTACGACGAGTCTGCATGGACAGCATGGCTCATCGAGCAGCTCGCTGGCGAAGGCGTCGCGCTTTCGCATGATGATCAAACCGGGCGGCAGCGCAGATGGACCGTCAACGGCGAGAATCTCGACGGTTTCGATCTGACAATTCGCCAGTATTGCCGGGGCGATTCGTGGCATCGCGAGGACACGGGCTATGCAGAGATCAACATCAGGACGTCACCGGCGGTGACCTATAAGCCGAATAGGTCAGGCGCGTACAACATCAAGAAGATCGCCGAGCGTCTGCGAATGTTGGTCGGCCAGAAAGTCCATAGCCGGCAGTTAAGTTCCGAGCGCAAGGCAGCTAAGCAACGTATCGAAGATCTGTTCACCAATGAGATGCGCGAATTCATGAGTCGATATTCGCCATGGGCTTCTGCCGTAGGCAACGGGGACGAGGTCAGGATCAAGGTCGACGTATACGTCCCCTATGATCACGCCAAGCAGGCCTTGGCGCTGTTGCTCGACATGCACAAGCTCAGCACGCGGGCGACGTTGGAGAAGAAAGCGTAAAGGAGAGCACAATGGCAATGCAGAACTACGAGATGTGGATCGATCTGGTCGGCGATGGCGATGCCATGAAGGTCACCGGATCGAAGGAGCAGACCGACGCCATGGAAGCGCTGATCAGCTGCACCCACCACTTCGATGGCGTCAGCGAGATGTGGGTGCCGTTGCCAGGACATGAGGATCTGACGCCAGAGCAGCGCGCATGGTACGCGGTAGCCCGCGAGCGCTTCGGAGATGTCACGGCCAAGGAATACCAGGTTGAGACCGTGGGGGCCAAGATAGAAAGATGGCAACACGAAGACGCCAAGCGCCTTATGACGCCAGGTGCTAACGGCTATATCGATCTGACCCCGTCGCAAAGGAAGTGGCTGGAAGATCGCGGATACGTTTTCGAGGAGTAATCATCATGACGGTCATCAGGAAGCTATGGGCAGCCCTACGTGGCGACGGCGAGATGCCGGCCGGGCTTGACATCGTCAAGGTCAACACGCGCGTCCTGCTTCCTGGTGACTGTTATTTTGCCGAAAGTCACCACGGCTATGATCGCATGTGGCTCGTGTGCGACGCACAGAGCAACGGATATATCGAGGTGCCGCGCGGGCACATGCTCTCGGTCGAGATCAAGACCGGGTATCTCCGGCTGATGCGCATCGGCGTCGAGGATGTATTCGTGATCACCGATGCTGATACTTGACAACGTTGTCAGCACAGATCATGATCACGGTCTCGATTAGTGGTGAGAGCTAGCGAAAGGAGGCGATCAGAAAACCCGTCGTGAAATCCCGCAATGTACGAAGGGGAGGGGGCCGGCACCAGTCGGCCCCCTTTTCCGTCGGATGGAAAATAACCGTTGATAATTGTTGATGATGGTTTCATGAACGGTCTGTCTCGCCAGCCAGACGCAGACCGATGGTGGGGCCGATGACCACTGCTACCCAGTGATGAAGAATCCCGTACGGTGGCTCGATGGGAATGCCATCACAACATACGGTCATCGGCCCGCCTTCCCCACAGACAGCTAGCCCCCCTAGTCATTCACCGTCAATAGCCCTAAATTACCTATTGTCAGTTGCATTCCTGTGACGGACCTCGCAGCTGGCATGGGCTTTGACCTATACAAGGTCAATCGATTTCGGCGGTGTCTTGTTCTCCCCTGCCTTCGGGCAAATGACAAGCCACCGCCCTTTTTTGCTTTTTTCATTTGAAATGAATAAGATTGCCCCGATGTTCTCCTAGAGACGGGCGCGGGCTCAATCCTTCCACCGCGCCCGTCTCGACAAGGAACCTAGCCATGTCTTCCCTGGACCAAAGCCTTCCCCAAGGCGATCCGGGAATTCCCGTCAGAGATCGCCAGCGCGGCACCATCATCGGGTTTTGCAGCTTGCTGCCCCCCGAAAGCCGTATCATCGTGCTGGAAATCTGCCGCTCGCTGGAGACGGTGACAGCCGGCGATGCCGATGACCTGCTGACGCCTCCAGAATATGAGCATGCCGAGCTGGTTTATGGTCGTGGTGAGCTAGCGGACGGGCGTACCGTCGTCGGCTACTGGACCACCGATTACGCCTGTCTAGCGCACGCCTGCGTCACGCCCTATTAAGGCGCGCTATAGCCGATGGTCATGCTGTAGTCCTGGTGCAGCACCAGAAACGCCTTGCCGGGCTTGAAATAGCGCTTCTGCTTAATGAACGCGATGATCAGTTCGCGACCGCGCTCGGTGGTCATCACCGGCGCGTCCGGGTGGCCCTCGATGTAATCATCATCACGGAACCAATCGACCTCGATGAAGGTCTGGGGCTCGCCGCTACGGAAATGATATGTCCCAGTCGGCGGCGGGATCTCAAGAACACGAATAAGCGGCATCAGGACTGCTCGGCAGCGGCCATGCGCGCCAACGCAACGGCCTGATCGATGCCTGAACGTGATCTTTTGAAGGCGAGCATATCAGGCTGTTCATGAGGCCTGGTCCCAACAGCCCTAACGAAATAGCTTTCGGAGTCGACGCTTAGCCAGACGATGCAGCGATCCGGCATCGCAGCCAAAAGCGCATCGACTTCAGCGCCGGTCGCGTGGTTCTTGTTCATCACAATACTCCGGAATGACTCATCCGTCATAATAGCTGATCTCGCTCGCGATCTTGCCGAGTTCGATCTGGTCGGCGTCCGACAGACCGGGATAAGGGGTCACATCGTAATCCGGGTTTTCATCCCATCCAGGCTCGATGAAATACACGCCTTCGCGCGCCTCGACGTTGGCCATGTAGCGCTTTAAAAGCTCACGGTAGTCGAGTTGCCAGGCTTCGCCGTCCCATACCTTTACCTGGTCGGACTCGGTGTCATGCCAGCGCCGACCGATAGGGATGTCCGCCGTCTTGATCATTAAAGCCCGTCCCTCAAGATGATGATGGCCACGCCGGCGGCGACACCGCCGCCAAGTCCGCTGACCAGAACTGCCAGCCAGAATATCCAGCTTTTAACCCGCATTGAGCGCCCAAGCGATGAGGAGCGCGCCAGCGATCAGCACAATCATGGCAATGCCGCCGCCGACCATGGACGTCGCCCACAGGTCGCGCAGCATACGGCGCAAGGTCTCTAGATAGCGGTCAAGTTTCATGGCGTAGGCTTGCCGGCACCATCATCAAACGTCAATAGCACTTCGCTTCGATCATCACGCTGCTTGACAGGCCTGGCTAGGCTCTGGCGATCGCCGTCGCCACGGAGCCAAGCCCGCCCATGACCATCGACAGCACGCATCCCGATTATCAGGCCCACATCGACCTTTGGACGCTTTGTCGCGATAGCCATGCCGGCCAGAATGCAGTCAAGGCCAAGGGGCTCGCCTATCTCCCCGCGACCGAAGGCATGTATCTTGAAGGCATGCTGACCGGCCAGAACGGGCTTCGCCGCTATCAAGCCTATCTTCGACGCGCGGTCTTCCCCGAGGTGATGAAGGACACGGTCGACATTCTGGTCGGCATCCTCAACCGCAAGCCGCCGTCAATCCAGCTTCCCGAGGCCATGGAACCGCTTAGGGACAAGGCGACCATCCTTGGCGAAAGCCTGGTCGATCTCTTGCGCAAGATCCACGAGCAACAGCTAGTGACCGGTCGCATGGGGCTTCATGTCGACGTTCCGCAAGATCCAGTACAGATCCCGTCGATCCTGCCGCTGCTGTCGACCTACACGGCGGAAAGCGTAATCAACTGGGATGACGGCGAGGCCGGCGATCCCACCAAGCAAAACCTCAACATCGTCGTGCTGGATGAAACCGAGAACGTCCGCGACGGGCTGGAATGGAAGACCGAACGCAAATACCGCGTCCTGGTCCTAGGTGAATTCGCTGAGAACGAGAGCGCCGGCACCTATAGCTCGGGCATGTTCATGGAGGATGAAACCTTCGACGTCAGCGCAACCCAGCCGGTGCTGCTGCGCGGCCAGACCTTGGGCGAAATCCCGTTCGTATTCATCGGCCCCCACGACATCGACATCAATGTCGATCTGCCGCCGCTGCTTGGCCTCGCTAACCGCTCGATGTCGATCTATCTAGGCGAGGCTGACCTTCGGCACGCGCTATTCATGACCGGGCAGGAAACCTTGGTCACCATCGGCAACACGCTCACCGAGGACATCCAAATCGGCCCCGGCGCGCGCATCGCCATGCAGGAGGGCGGCGACGCTAAGTTCATCGGCGTCGACAGCCGGGGCATCCAGTTCCAGCTCAACAACCTCGGCGAGGACTACCAGATCGCCAACGCGCTATCGGCGCGCCTGGTGCAGCGTGGCTCTGCGGTCGAGTCCGGTGATGCCCTACGCATCCGTGTAGCCGCCCAGACCGCCAGCCTGACGTCGATCGCCAAGGCCTCGGCCGCCGGCATGCAGGAAGCGCTGCGCATGGCCGCGCGCTGGCTAGGCGTCGATGATGCCGGCGTGCTTATCGAGCCCAATCTTGATTTTGCCGACGATCCGATGGAGGCCAGCGAGCTGAATGAAATGCTGACCTTCAAGCAGCGCGGCGGCGTCATTTCCTATCGCACCATCAACGAGATTATGCTCAAGCGTGATGTTACCAGCCGCACCCTCGAAGAGGAGATCGAGGAGATTGAACTGGAAGAGGGCGTCATTCCAGCCGATATCCTCGACAAGGCCGCGATGTCATCCATGGCCCCGGCCAATGGCGGTTTTGGCCAGCCCTTCGAGCAGCCCGGTGACGAAAACGAAAACGATTCCCGCAGCAATGACGGCGAATGATGACTATCAATGCCAACGGCCAACGAGATCATCCTAGACAGCAGCATCAGGCGTCAGATCGGCCTGGTACGGGTGTCGAATCGGATGCGCTCCCAGATCCTAAATCACCTGCAAAGGACCGAGCGCGACCTCAAGGACCAGATCATCGCCAAGACCGCGCCGCTGCAGTCGTCAGCGGGCGGTGGCTTCGCTTTAGACCGGACGGCACGCCAGCGCCTTTCCCGCCTGGAGCAGACGATCGAGAAGGTCAGGTCGCCTGCCTTTAGCGGTCTCTTGGATGAGCTGACCGGCGAACTCAGCGCCATCGCGCTGGACGAGCCGCGCTTTCTCGCCAACCTCACCAAGATGGCGGCCCCGGTCAGCACTACGGCCAGGCTGCCGACCTCATCCGAGCTGAGAAAGATTGTGACGTCGAGGCCGTTTCAGGGCCGTATCCTCAAGGACTGGACGCGGCTGCTTGAAGCGGACGAGCGCCGCCGCATCATGAACGAAATCCGCATCGGCCTAACCCAGGGCGAGACCGTCAACGCCATTGCTGCGCGCATCGTCGGCACCGCTGAGCTGGCCGGTCGTGACGGCGCGACCCAGATCACCCGAGCCCAGGCGCAGACCATCGTGCGCACTTCGGTCACCCACATCGCCGCCGCTGCCGGACGTGAGTTCGCCGAGGCCAATAAGCGGCTGTTCAAGAAAGAGATCTGGGCGGCCGTGCTCGATGATAGGACGTGTTTTGTTGCCGGCACGCTGATCGAGACGCCCACTGGCAAACGCCCCATAGAGACGATACAACCTGGAGACCTGGTCATCGGCGGCAGCGGCGCGCCTCGGGTTGTACGGGCCACGCAAGCGAAATATAGTGATGATCTGGTACGCGTGATGCTAGCCAATGGCGAAAGCTTTACCTGCACCAGCGATCATCTGTTCCTTCGACCTGACGGCTCATGGCAGGAAGCCGGAACGCTTAGGAACGGTGACCGCCTTGCCAAAACGCAGCGAGGACCATCGGCACAAACGATGATCCTCGCGAGCATGAATGACTTTGGAGGAGTCGCCCATGCCAAACGATCATCGCCACTGCGCGACATGTGGTCAACGCTTTCGCGTTTTCTCAGGTCATCCACATCAAACTTATTGCGGCAATGCCTGCAAGGCAGCGGGCCGTCGCATACATCGAAATGCGTGTCATCGCTGCGGCAAGGAAGTCCTGCGCGGCCATTGTCAGACACGGGTCAGCGGGGCGTCAGACAAGATTTTCTGTTCGCGCGCTTGCTACGATCAATGGCGGATCGAGCAACGCGGTTTATGCGCTCATTGTGGGCAGCGCTTGCCGGCGGGTGGAACCAAGAAGAAATATTGTTCGCATGCCTGTCGGGTGGCGGCCAAAAAGCCAAGGCCACGCCGTTGCGTGAATTGCCGAGCCATGTTTTCCCCGGTCAAGCCGATCAAACGCAAATTCGGCATGGCGATGGTGGCGCACAATGGCGGCAAGGTCTGCTCGCAAGCATGCAATCGTGCATGGACGTCAAACAACCAGGCGCGCAAGGACAAGATCAGCAAGGCTTTCACAGGACAAGCTCATCCGAACTGGAAAGGCGGCGGTCGCACGTCGAGCGCTCGGGGCATCGGCTGGAAGGCTATCAGGCGGCGCGTCTTGAAACGGGATGTCCACACTTGCGTCGACTGTGGCAAGACCGAGGCCAAGGAGAAAGCCGAGGCAGGGCGTTCGTTGGATGTCGACCACATCATTCCGTTCCACAACTTTACGGATTCACGGAAGGCGAACGCGTTGAGCAATCTGGCGACGCGATGTCGACGCTGTCACATGCAGGCCGAAGCGAAACGAACGAATGTCCAGATGACGCTGCCGTTGCCGGGGTTGAGGCGGTCAATGCCGGCGCGGTCGTCTATGACATCGAAGTAGCCGATGATCATAGCTTTATCGTCGGCGGGGTGGTTGCTCATAATAGCCACATCTGCTTAGACCTTAATGGTAGGATTTTTGACGCAGGAAAAGGAATATATCCTCCAGCCCACCACAACTGCCGATCACGGCGGGTGCCGTTCATCTCCAACACCGCGCTGGTGCGGCAACAACTGACGTCAGACGAGCGCCGCCGCTATCTCAGGGACTTCACCCGGCGCGAGAACATGCAACCGGTCAGCTCGGTCGGTCAGCTCACCGCGCGCCAGCGCGCACGCTTCGATGGCTTCGTGCGTGAAAGCATCCGGCAACAGGTCGGCGGCATCCCCGGCGTGCCGTCGTCAGAAGATTTTCTTAACGGATTGAGCGTTTCCGATCAGAGCAACTTATTGGGCGTGACCCGGTCCAGGCTGTTCCGCAGGGGCAATCTATCGATCGGCAGGCTAGTTGACCGCCACGGGCGACCGCTTACGCTTGCCGAGCTGGCCAAGACGGAGAAGGACGCGTTTTTGGCCGCCGGTCTTGATCCTGAGGATTATCTGGAATGAAGCGCGAATGCTGCGACACCTGCCGATTCTGGCATGAGGTCGAACTCGAAGGCGTTCAGAACGAAGCGCCGATCGGTGGGCCGTTCTACGGGCTTTGCCGTCGCCGTGCCCCGGTCATCCATGACGGCAAGACCTTTATGACCAATGAAGGCCGATATCCCATGGCGATCTGGCCTATAACCGCATTCCATGAATGCTGCGGTGAATACCAGGAATGGATTGATGAGCCCTAGCCATAGACCCCACAGACTTCCGGGGAGCCCTAGTCATGCCGTCGAAAACCGCCAAGCAGCGGCGTTTCATGAGGATTGCCGCGCACAATCCGGCCTTCGCCAAGAAGGCTGGGATCAAGCCAAGCGTTGCCAAGGAATTCCATCAAGCAGATAAGCGCAAAAAGGCGCGCAAACGACGTCGGAAGGGGTGATAGGCTGCCGACATGGGTTTATCTGACCTGCCTGATTTCTGGACGTCGCTTAGCTGGTGGCTAATCATCGGTTGTCTGATCGCGCTCTATGATGGCGTGGAAAGCGGTTATCAGGAAAAGCGGCGCGGTCGGACCAAACCTTGGAGGCTGCTCCGACCGCATATCTTCCTGTTTCAGGCGGGGATGTGGCCGATCACGCTGTTACTGATGGCTGACATTCGCGCCATTCGATGGCGTGGGCGTGGGCTGAACGTCGTGGAGTGGCTATTTCCTCGTCAGTAGACAGGGATCAGTATGTGACGATAACTGACAATCTTGTCTACATGGCCGTGGGTGCGCCAGCGTCAGATTGATCAGGATGCCTCGCCCATGACCTGCGCCCAGTCGATCAATTCGACCATGAACCACAAGACGATTACAGCAACTAGCACAACAATCATGATCTGCCATTTCCTTGACATGGGCTCGCCCTCGTTCCTACTTAGTTAATAGCGTTGTCAGATGTGAGAATGGAAGGGACTGACATGGATAGCGACATTGTTGCGGCCTTGATATTCATCGCCATTTGCCTGGCGATCTATTTTGCGCCGTCTCTTGTTGCCTGGCGGCGGCATCACCTCAACGCGAACGCGATCTTCCTCCTCAACTTGTTCCTGGGCTGGACGTTCCTCGGCTGGATCGCCGCCCTGGTCTGGGCGGTCAAGAACGAGCCCGGTAGCAACCGCGTTGCGCACGGAAGCGCATAGGCGTGACCGATCAGCCTGCCTGGCAATGGCAGCATACGCGTTGCCGCATTGCCAAGGTCAAGCCGCGCTATCCCGAAAAGGTCGAGCAGATCAATCCATCAGGGGATGACGCGTGGCCGATTCTCTATCACCTTTATGACGCCCTGACCGAGGGCTATCTGCAAAGCGTGGGTGTTGCCGTGGTCTATGCTGACCGTTCGATTGCCACGGCTTACACGCCAGGCACCGGCTCGATCTTCACCCTCAACGGTGCGCTGGCGTCACTGATCACCAGGATCGAGCGCGAGCCGATGCTATATCAGCCGGTCAGCTAATCTTGAAGGCCGGCAGAAGATCACGAAAGGCGACTTTCTTTGGGCGCTTCGGCTGCGGCGTGATCAGGTCCAGCCAGGCGTCTTCATCGGGCATATTTTCGTAGTAGAACCCGGCCGCGCCAGCGGCCTTTGCCCTGTCGGTCAGACGATAACCGCCATAGCGGCTGAGCTTGGATGTTAACCAGCCATTCCTGACCAATGCCTGCAAGGTGGCCTCGGCATAGCGCTCGGCAATCTTCAGCTCGGCGGCGATATCGCGATTATGGATATAGGACTCGGGACCACAGTCCTGCGCCAGCGCATCGATAGCGGCCAGCATCATCAAGCCGCGCTTTTGGTGAATGATCATCTTTTCTGTTCCCTAACATTTGAACGGTCTGCGATCCGTACATTATTTCTTTGTATCATTCAAGCAGGAATCTTGACAAGATTGTCATTCTATGAAATCTTCGCCCCTGAATCCAGTGTGAGAGCTAAAGGGGTGAACCATGTCCGAAGAACTGCGCAACTTGCGCGCGCTCTACCAAATCGCCTTCGCCTTGTTTCTGCTGCTAATTGGCGCATTCGCGTTTGTTCTTGATCAGGCCTATTCTGATATTCCACCTCTGATTTTTGTCCTCAGCGGCGTTGCCGTCCTGTTCATGGCGGTCAGTCTTTACAACCACATCAAGCCTATCGTCGACACGCTATGAGGATGCTGCTCAGGCTGGTCGGCAAGCTGATGGGCGTCGACCCGCGCGCCACGGCTAGCGGTCTGCCCCTCGCCAAGCGTAGGCCACAGCCTAAGAAGCGTGCGCATCAGGTCATGCCAAGGCGCGATCCGGCATGGTGGGACAAGGTGCGCCAGCGTGGTTTCCATGTCGCTGACATCATCGTCGGGATCAACTGCATCATTTCATTGTTTGCCCACCCCGATACGACGTTTTTAAAGCCATGGTCCTGGGAATATTTCTGGCAGATCGTCGGCCCCGCCTCAGCCGTTCTTTACATGATCATCATCGGCAGCATCACGCTATCGCGCGGGGTCAAGGACAGGCGATCACGCATAGGAAGATCGTCATGAAGTCCGCCGTGATCGCCTTCATCGATCTGATCCTGATTTCGGCGTCGCTCGGCCATGAGGGCCTATGGGCGCTGCTGTTCGCGGGCTTGGCGATTGCCGTCATCGTCATGGCGCTGGTCTTTAGGATCGACTGCTTTGTGACTTGGGGGCGCTCGGGTCTGGCCGCCGCCCTGTGCCTGATGTCCCTGCCGCTTGCCGTCAATAGCGTCGGCGCTTGGGGCTTTGCCCTGATCAGCGCTGCCTTGGTACTCGGCGCGCTGCTGCTCGATGCCATCAGGAGGGCCGATCAGCGCGCGGGCATCATGAGCCATGGGGGGCGCTGGAATGCCTAATTGGATGGATATCGATGCCTAATTGGATGTTTAGCAATGCTGCGGGAGTGATCTATATCGCGCTGTTGTTTGCGGCCATTATCTCGGCGCTTTCGGCGGTTGTGGTCGATCAATACGAACGCTTGGTGGTGCTTAGCCTTGGCAAGTTCAAAGGCATACGCGGGCCTGGGCTTCGGTTTGTGGTCCCCACCGTCCAGGTGGCGCGTCGTGTCAGTGTCCAGCAGATGGTCGACGACATCCCGCTGCAGGAGATCCTGACCCGTGACAACGTCTTGGTGAGGGTCAATGGCGTCGTCTATTACCAAGTCGAGGATTGTGAGAAGGCGGTGATCGAGACCGAGGACCACTGCAAGGCGACGACCGAAATGGCGCAGGCCGTACTGCGCGCCAGCATAGGATCTGCTGACCTTGACGACATCGCCGACACCGAAGGCATGGGCCGCAAGGTCACGGCTGCGCTGGCTATCCGAACAGCCGAATGGGGCGTGCGTACGGTCGCGGTCGAAGTCAAGGAGATCAAGATTGACGAGCAGATGGTCAGAAGCATCGCCCGGCAAGCCATGGCCGAACGTGACCGCAGGGCAAGGATCATCGACGCCCAGGGCGAGCTGGAAGCCGCCAAGATGACCGCAGAGGCCGCTGACATCCTCGGCAGTTCCCCCCATGGCATGCAACTGCGCTGGATGGGCACGCTCAAGACGATTGCAGCCAACCCTGCCGCGACCGTGGTCTGCCCGATCCCGAACATCATGGACCCCGAGTCCGTCGCCAAGGGTGACATTCCCAGTGAATTCATCGCCCATGCCAACCTTGCCAACAGCCATGCCGCGCGCAATGGCATCAACCGCGTGCTGGACACGGCCGAGCATCTGCATCAACACGCGCATGGCGAGGGCGACGACGTCGACGCCGTGCCCTATGTCAACGGAGTGAGCGATGACTGATCAAACTGATTACCGATCCCTCCTGAAGCGCTATCTGAACCATGTCGCCGATCATGAGGGCGTCTATTACGTCGATTCCCTGTGGGGCGTGCGCTATGGCGGTATCGTCGACGATGAGCATATGCAGCCGGTCAGGGACTACCCGGAATTGTCTGATGATGACATCACCATCTTGAAAGGGCTGATCGATGAGATCCACCGCCACGCCAAGGGCGAGGACATCGAGGAACCCGGCGCAGGCCCCAGGCTGATTTACAGCGCCCAGACTGAAAACATTGACGGTGACGGCAAGCCCGACTAGCGTCGCTTGCGTTAGCCTCTCTGAACACGACCTTGGCGGCCGGCGACGGCCGTTCTTTTTAGCGAACCGCCGTGGCAGTCTTCGGTTTCATCATCTTTCCCTTGGTCGTTTGGTGGTGCGTGCTCGCCTCGCCAGCCTACGCTATGGCCCCGCCCGAGGATCAGCGCGTCGAAGGCTCTGACTTTCTAGGGGCCGGCGCACTCTCTTGCCGAGCGCTTGGCCATGACCCCGGACGACAGCCAGCATTCGAGATCGAGCAATGGGTGCTCGGCTATTTGTCCGCGATCGACAGCGACATGTTCAGCATGAAGAACCTCCCGCAAGACCAGCGCATCAAGGCCGAACGCCAGGTGGTCGATAAGGTGATGATCTTCCTAAAGGGCTTTTGCTTCGACTTCCCCCAGGCCGGCCTCGGCGATGGTCTGCGCGTGCTCCGATCGGTCCATCATGCCGCGCGTTGGGATGAGATGATCGAAGAGATCTATAACCGCTGGGACATCGATCCCAAATGACCTAGGCGGAAAATCCTTGCCAAGGTCGGCATGGGCATATAAGCATCGAATCAACGTGTCGAACCAAGCACGAGCCCATGCCAATTGATCTTTCAGCCGAGCTAGACTCACTCGATGGCCTACCCGAGGCCGTGCCGATTGCCGACCTGTTTCAGGAAGGCGAGGATGGCAAATATCGCATTGTCCCGATTGCCGGTCTGAAATCCGAGTCCGACGTCACCAAACTTCAGTCCGCCCTCACCAAAGAACGCAACGACCACAGGAAGGCGCGCGACCGCTGGAAGGCTCTCGGTGATCGAGATCCTGAAGACGTGACCGCAGCCCTCGACGAGGTTGAGGAATTGCGCGCCCGCATTGAAAGCGGGGAAGGCGGCGGCAAGCTCAGTGAAGAGGAACTTGAGGAGCTGGTCGAGAAGCGCATGGCGCGCTCGATCAAGCCGCTGCAGCGTCAGCTTGACACCGTGACCGCAGAGCGCGATCAGGCCGTACAGCTCGGCACCACGCTGCGCGCCGACCTCGATACCACGATCATCTCCCAGCAGGTCAATGACCTCGGGATCAAGTCGTGCAATCCTGATGCGCTCCCTGACGTCCGCATGGCGGCCAAGTTCATGCTGGAGCGCAATGAAGACGGCGAGACCGTAACCAAGGATGGCCTTGACGGAATCGCCCCGGGCATGCCGGTCGAAATGTGGATGACCGAGATGCTCGACAAGCGGCCGACCTGGAACAAGCCCACAGGCGGCGGTGGCGGTGGCAAAGGCGGTGGGGGCACCGGCGGCGTCACCAAAAACCCGTTCACCTTCAACAATTGGAGCATGGCAGCGCAGAACGAGCTGCTGCGCACCAAGGGCCGTGATGCCTGGGAGACCCAGGCACGTGCGGCGGGTGTTGATCCTAAGCGGCCCAAGCGGCCGCCTGCCCCGAACGGTCAGGTTCAGATCTGACCCTCTAGCGGCGCATGGGTGCCGCGACCGGCCATGGGGCCGTCTCATCATCTGACATCCTAAGGCGCATGGGCGTCCGAAGGATTTGAACCATCCGGCTAAAGCGCATGGGCGCTGACTGCTGGTCGTTTGAACCTCATCGGAGCCAGTAGCCATGCCTACGACCCGTATTGAAGACGTCGTCACCCCGGAAACCTTTTCTTCTTACGTGCGTCAGCGCACCGAGGAAAAATGGAACCTTCTCCAAGCCGGTGTCGTGGCGCGCGACCCCTTCCTCGACAATCTTCTCGAAGGCAACGCCAGCCAGCAAGGCGGCGGCGTGCTGTTCCAGATTCCCAGCTGGCAGCCGCTCGACGGTTCCGACCCTGAAAACGTCTCGACCGATGCCACGGCAGACATTCTGCGCCTGACCGGCGGCGGCATTGCTGGCGAGATCTTCGATGCGCTGACGTCAGGCGCGTCCCTCGGTTCCGGCCTTACCGGTGCCATTCTTGCGGCCACCGCACGCGGCGACTCGGTGCCGGCCAAGATCCAGTCCAGCTTGGAAACCGCCGTCCGTCTTAGCCGTAACAAATCCTGGACCGCGAACGACCTGGCATCGCGTCTTGCCGGCGACGATGCCATGGACGCGATTGTGGACCTTCAGGCCGATTGGTGGCGCATCCGTCTGCAGAAAGTCATGGTCGCGACCGCGCAGGGCATCTTCAATGACAATGATGCCGCTCCCGCCGGTTCCGAGCATGTTCAAGGTGATCTCACCAATGATGTCTCGGGTGGCGGCTTCATCGACGGCACCACCAACATTCAGGCTGAGAACGTCATCGACACCCTGGCGCTGATGGGCGACAGCTCGGACGACATCGTGGCGATGATGGTGCATTCGACCGTGATGGCAACGCTCAGGAAGAACAACCTGATCGACTTCGTGCCCGACAGCATCAACGGCCTCGCCGTGCGTATCCCGACCTTCCAGGGCCGCCGGCTGATCCAGGATGACACGATGCCCAACCCGGCTGGCGACACCACGCTCGGTGCCCAGACCGCCGCCGGCATCTATCACACCTGGCTGCTGGGGCGTGATGCCTTCCGCTATGGTACCGCCGATCCTGCCGTGCCGACCGCGATCCACCGTGAAGAGCTTGCCGGCAACGGTGCTGGCCAAGAGGTGCTGACCAACCGCGTTGAGTGGATGGTCCACCCGTCCGGCCACGCCTTCCAGATCGCTTCGCCGCCTGTCGGTGGTCCGATCAACGACAACTCGACCGGTGGCCTGTCGCATGTCGCCAGCTGGCAGCGTGTCTTCCCGCAGCGCAAGCAGATCAAGATCACCCGCCTGATCACGCGCGAATCCTGATGATGAAAGCGGCTCTCCTCTTTACGGGGGAGAGCCGCGCCTTTGGAGGCACGGCCGATGACTAAGGGACTTTCTCGCTCCATTTCGCGCGGCAACGCGCTGCAGCAGGCTTCGGTCGCTGTTCGAGCTACCGTCAACACCACGATCACCGTTGACGGGGCTACGGGCATTGGCTTTGGCTCAGCGGCCATCGCCGGTTTGCCGGAAGCCCATTTGCTCTTTCTTGGAGGTCGCGCCGACCTCACCTTCACCGAGGCTGACGCTGGCATGAGCGACACCTGGTCAGGTGACTTTGGTATCGGCACCACGCCCGCTGATGACGGCACGATCACGGCGGCTGATGTCGATCTCGTCGGTTCGACCGCGCTTGGCCCAGCGACGGCTGGCGTCGCCTCAGCGGCCGCCGATGTCACCACCCCGGCGGTGATCGACAATTCCGCAGGCACCGGCGAGGTCAACCTCAACTTGCTAGTTGATGACGCCGACATCTCGGCCGATGGCGTTGCCGTGACGGTGACCGGCTATGTGACCCTAGCCGTCGTCGCTCTTGGCGATGACTAAGGAGCCCATGATGACTCGCCGTCAACAGATTGAGGCCGGGCTGAACCAGCTTGACCATGGCAATGCAGAGCATTGGACCAGCGGCGGCAAGCCGCGCATCGACGTCGTCCGCGAACTGTCTGGCGTCGATGATGCCACGCGTGCCGACGTCATCAGGTTCGCCCCTGACCTTATGCGCTTGGAAACGGTTCCCGAGCCTGTGGTGATCGAGCCGGAAAAGGTGACAAATCGCGTTGCCAAGACCGAGGGCGACATCGAGCGGCCGGACGCGGCCGTCGAAGGCGAGGAAAAGCAAAAGCTGAAGGCGGCGATTGCCGATATCCGGCAAAAAACCGTTGAGGCTACGGCCGCACGTGATGAAGCCATTCGCGAACTCTCGGCGCTTTCCGGCCAAGAACGGCTCTTGACCATGGCCTATCAGGCGCTGTTCCCGGCGGTGAAGCCACAAGAGGCGGTCATGGAATACACGGCCCGATCACGCGAAGCCAGCGAGCGCCGTGCCCGCCATGCGGTTCATGAGCGCCATGCGCGCAGGCGATCCCCGCTGGACGAGGCGATGAAAGATCGGCGCGCGTTTGGGACAAACCGGCCCGATGGCTTCCTGCTGGAAAAGACATAAACTGACGGGAGATCGGCGTGGCGGAAATCAACCCCCTGCTGATCGTCATTGGTGACAAGCCATCAAGGGTCAACGTCCAGCGGAGCCGTGGCGACACGTCACCGCAAAACTATCAGCTCGTCGACCGCACCATGACCGTCATCGACGTCACCGGGCGCACCTTCCGCCTGGCCGTCGACCCGAGCAGCGAACCGACATCAGACGTCAATGAGATCTATGAGCTGACCGGCGAGATCGTCGACGCCGAAGCCGGCAAGATCCGCTTTCCCTTAAGCGCAGGCGATGCTGCCGCCACCGCCGGCGCGTATTTCTACGATATCGAGATGACCTATGACGAGGACGATGCGGCGCTCGGTGTCATCAAGACCATCGCCAAGGGTCGTTGGCGCATCAAGCAGGATGTCACCAAATGACCGTCACCTTCGAGGTCGATCTCGTTCATGAACTCGGTGCGGGCCTGCCGAATGCCAATTCCTACGCCGATCCAGACCAGGCGCGCGACTATGCGGCTGGCCGCCACCGCACCATCCTGCAAAATCTTACCGAGGAGCAGATCGAAGCCCTTCTGATCCGCGCGACCGATTATATCGAGCAGCGCTGGGGCCGGTCCTTTGTCGGTACGCCCATGACGTCATCGCAAGCCCTCTCATGGCCACGCGATTACGTCTATGACGAGCTGGGGGAGCTTGTCACGGGTGTGCCGACAGGGGTCGTGCGCGCCACCATCGAGCTAGCAGAGCGCGCCCAAGGCCTGGATCGACTCCTGCCTGATCCGCCGTCGCCCTATCCGGTCGCCGACGCCGATGGTGTCACCGCCGATGTCACTGACGGCCCGTTGGTCAGCGTCAGGAAAAAGGTCGATGTGATCGAGACGCAAAAGACCTATGGCGGCGCAATCGGCGGCGTTCATCGCCTGCCCACCGCTACCACCCTAAACGGCGTCTCGATTCAGGAATTCCCGGCGGTGGTCACGCTCCTGCGCCGATGGCTCAAGGCGGGCGGATCGGGCGCATCACGCTTCGTGCGGTACTGACGCATGACCGATGCGTTTTACACTGAACTTGCCGCCGACGCCGAGGATCTGATCACCGAATTCGGGCGCTCGATTTCCTATCGTCCTGGCGGCACCGTCGAGATTTCGCCGGGCGAGCCCTGGCGCGGCCGCCAGCCGGCTCCAGCGGTCACCGTGACCGGCGTAATCCTCGATAGCACGAGCGCCGATCACCAGGCCTGGCCGCAAATCGAGTTCACCAAGAAAGCGTTGATCTCACCCAATGAGATCACGCTCACCCCCAGCAAGGGAGACAAGATCGAGGACGAGGGCGTTATCTACGGCGTCGCGGAGATCCTGCCGCTGAAGCCCGGCAACATCGAGGTCCTTTACACGCTCCTGATATCGACGGAGCGGTGACATGTCCTATGAGACCTTTCGAACCGCCGTTCTCTCAGGGTTCCTAAGCGGCTTTCAGACCGTTCGTCCATCATTCCCGGTTGCCAACATCGTCTTTGCGCGCTCGCAAGACCTGCCGCCGCCTGATGAAGCTTATTTGCAGGTGATCTATGCCGAGCAGGAAGGCCGTTATGAGGCGATCGGCAAGGCGGTCACCCAGACCGTACTCTTCACCGTCGACATCTACGTGCCCACCGGTGAAGACCTGCTGCAGGTCGAACAGATCGCCGACGACGTCCGCGAAACCATCAATTGGTTAATATTGCCAAATAGCGGTCGCAAGGAACGGTTGAGCAAGCGCGACTTCGGCAACACCGTCAGCGGGTATGCCCAATCACGCGTCAGCGTGCGCCTGATTTACGACATCAGGGGTTAGCCCATGCCCGCCAAGGTGACCGTTACTGGCGTTGCTCAAGACATCGCCAGAGTGACCGACGAAGTCGAAGCCATCGTCCGCCAAATCGAAGGATCGACCGGGACCGAAGTCCTGGCTGACTCACCGGTCGATACCGGCTTTTTCCGTTCGAACTGGAACAAGTCCTTCGGCTCGCCCAACGGCAGTGTTCGCGGCAGTCGTGATCCCAACCGCACCTACGGCCATCGCGGCTTTGGTGGCACCTGGACGATCGCCAACGGCAACATCTTCTTCGCCAATGGTGTCGACTACGCGATTTATCTGGATGCCGGTTCATCTAGCCAGGCCCCGCAAGGCGTCACCGAGCCAGTCGCCACCCGGATCAATGCCCGCTTCACTAGGGTGACCTAACCATGGCGACAATTGTTGTCGAACTCGACGTTGCCCGGTTACGGCAGCAAATCCAGCAGATCAATAAGGATCTCGACGGGCTCGGCAAGGGCACTGGCCTCGACGACCTTGATGATGGCTTCGAAAAAACCGGGACTTCCGCGCAGAAGACCAGCGGCATCCTCACCAATATCAAAGGCATCATCGCTACCATCGTCACGGTCGGGGCAGTCAAGAAGATTATTGATTATGCCACGTCATGGCAGCAGGTCGAACGTGCGGTCGGCACGGTCATTCCCAATATTACCCAAGCGAATGAAGTCGTCGACCAGCTCGTTGACATCGCCAATGATGCCGGCGTCGGCGTGGTTCAGGTCGCCGAGGCCTTCAAACAATACAGCGTAGCCACCAAGAGCCTGGGGCTTTCGACCAGTGAGACGATCGTGCTTGTCGGCGGCATCGTCAAGGCGCTTGGCACCTTTGCCGGATCATCAGAGGCAGCCGCAGCGGCGACCACGCAGCTCGCTCAGGCTTTCTCCAAGGGCAAGCTTGACGGTGATGAGCTAAAGACCGTCCTTGAGGTCTTCCCGAAGCTGTCCGAAGCGCTCGCCGAAGTCCTTGGGGAACCGGTCGAGAGCCTTCGTCAGCTAGGTGAAGAGGGCAGGATCACCGGCGAGGTGATGGTCAAGGCCTTCGCGCTCCTAAGAGAAGAGGTCGACGCAACGGCAGAGCGCTTGGGTCGATCCCTGCCTCAGGCGGGCGCTGCGTTCTCGAATGAGCTAATCCGCCTGGTTGGTATTGTTAGCCAGGCCACCGGCGTCACCGGTGGGCTTACAAAGCTCCTGGACGGCCTGGCCACAGCGTTCGGAACGTTGGCCGATAACGTCGCAGAGACGGGCATTTCCTTCGGGCCGTTAGCCGACCTCATTGGCGGCGAGATCCTTGACGGGCTCAAGAAGCTATCGGGCGGCCTGATCGACCTGAAGGGACCTTTTGAGGCCCTTGATGAGTTTTTCTTCGACCTGACCAAGAAAGCGGTTGAATTCGGGACGGGCATTCTCGGGATCACCACGCCGTTCACCAGTTTCGGGTCCCAGGTTAAGACTACGCTCAACGGCATCGTCGAGGACTTTAAGCAGCTCGACGGCGTCCAGCAGATTCTTGCCACCTTCGGTGGGCTCTTTGAAACGTCTGGCGAGATCATCGCCGGCTTTGGTGAGGGCGTTCTAGAGACCGTTTCCAACGTCATCGACGTCATTTCCCAGCTGGCGGCCGCTGACAGCTTTGTCGAGGCCTTCCTAGGGCTATTCGAGGGCAACCCATTAGAGGCATTCGGCGCATCGATCCTGCTTTCGATCGCCAATATCATCGAGGGCTTCACCGAGTTCGATGGCATCAAGCAGATCATCGACAACTTCGCCGGGCTATTTGATGACAATCCCGTCGCTGTCTTCGTTGATGACGTCGTCGCCTCGATCGGTGAGGTCCTCACCAAGTTCGGCGAGCTGGATGCGGTCGAAGGCATCATCGCGACCTTCAACGGTCTGTTTACCGACAATCCGTTGGTGGACTTTGCCAAGGAGGTCGCGGAATCGATCGGAGATGCCGTTGAAAGCATCGGGGAGCTGGTCGATGTCGGTGATGCGATCGAGGCCTTTAGCGACCTGTTCGATAAGGCCGTAGACGCTGTCGAAGGCTTTGCCGATGCCATCAGGGATGCGATCCAGCCGGTGCTGGAGTTCGGTGACACCATCACCAACGCCTTTGGCAAGGCGCTCGAAAGCATCAAGGGTCTACTCGACTTCCTGCCGGACTCGGTCAAGTCGGTCATCGGCCTTGGCGAGGCGGCCGAGGAAGCCGGCGAAAACCTGGGCGCGCTCAGTGAAGGCGCTGATGACGCTGCCGATAGCCTCGGCGGGCTGAACGAAGAGGGTGGTGAGCTTTCTGACATCCTCGGTGATAGCTCGGGCGCGGCTGAGGAAACCGCCGACAACCTCCAGCAGCTCGGCTTCGCCGCCTCCTTTGCCGGCGGCGAGGTCGCGGCCTTCGCCCAGACCGCCAATGAGTCCTTCGAGCAACTGCCTGACGTCATTGAAGACGTCGCCAATGAAATCGAGGTGGTCTTCGGTGAGCGCGCACCGACCATCATCGAGGACTTCAGCGGCGAAAGTGGTGAGAAAATTGGCAACTTCGTCGATGACGTTATTCAAGTCCTCGATGGTATCGGCATAAGTCTCGAAGACATCTTCGGCAAGAAAGCCGGCGGTGTTATTGAGGCCTTCCGCACGTTCTTTAAGTTCAACTTCGATGAGATCGAGCGCATCGCCGAAGGCGTGTTTAATTTCTTTGGCCTTGAGTTTACCGGACTGGGTGACGCTGCCATCAGCGCGGTCACCGGCATCATCAATATTTTCTCGGGCGGTTCCGGCCTGTTCGAGTCAATGACATCGATCACCAGCCTGATCCCCGGCATCTCATCCGGCTTTGGCATCCTGGGCTCGACCGGCATCAGCAGCTTTGGCGGCATTAGCGCGGCCGCCAGCAGCTTCCTCGCCTTCCTAGGCCCGATCGGTCTGGCTATCCTCGGTGTGGTCGCCGTCCTTGGCGTGTTGGAGCTGGCCGGCGTCGACGTGTTCGGCACCATCAGCGACGTCGCGGAATTCGCCTTTGACGCCGTGGTCTCGGCCGCCGAATTTATGGTCGACGCCCTGGTCGGGATCGTCAGCGTTATCGGCAACATCTTCTCGGCCGCGTTCAGCCTGATCTCGACCGTGGCGACCGTAGCCTTTGACGTCATCAAGGCGGCTGCGGGCCTGCTGGTCGAGGCCTTGACCGCGTCGGTTAGCCTGATCGTCGAAGTGTTCTCGGCGGCGTTCAGCGCCATCCAGACGGTGGTCACAGCGGTATTTAGCGCCATCCAGGCTGCCGCCTCGGTGATGCTGGACGTGCTCAGCGCCATCGCCTCGACCATCCTGAGCGCGTTCACCGCTGCCTTCAGCGCGGTGCTTAGTATCGCGCAAACGGTGCTCACGGGTATCATCTCCGCCGCCTCCGCCATGCTCAGCGCCTTGCAGGGCATCATCAGCACGTTGCTGAGCGCCTTCACCTCGGCCTTCACCGCGATCTTGAGCCTGGTGCAAAGCGTGATGAGCGGCATCATCTCCGCCGCCTCCGCCATGCTCAGCGCGCTGCAAGGGATCATCAGCACCCTCTTGAGCGCGTTCACGTCAGCCTTCAGTGCCATTCTTAGCACCGCGCAAAGCGTCTTTAGCGGCATCGTCTCGGCCGCGTCCTCGGCCTTTAGCGCCATAGTTAGCATTGCCCAGTCTGCCGTGGGCGCGATCGGCAGCGCGCTTGGCTCGCTGGTCGGAATCGCCGCTAGTGCTTTTGGCGGGATTGTCAGTGCCGCCTCCAGCGCTTTCGATTCCGTGATCAGCATTGCTAACAGTGCCGCCGGCACGGTCGGTGGCATCCTCGGCGGCATCACCAGCTCGGTCGGTAGCGTCGGCAGCGCCATCGGCGGCATTGCCAAGTCGGTCGGCGGTGGCATCAAGAGCATCGGCAAGAAGATCGGCGGGCTGTTCGCCGAGGGTGGCGTGATCACCGGCCCGGTGTCCCTGTCCGGCCCCGATGCCGATGGCAAGGAATTCAGGACCGGTGGTACGCTGTCGTCCCCGACCCTGATCGGCGGCGTCGACAATGTGCTCGGCACCGCTGACCTCGGCCTTGCCGGTGAAGCCGGGCCGGAAGCGATCCTGCCGCTCACGCAAACCTCCCGTGGTCTCGGTGTCAGCGCGGCAGGCCTAGGCGGCAGTTTGACCAAGGTCTTCATCATCGAGGGCGTTGATCGCTCGACCACTGACCGCCTGACCAGCCAGGTGCTCGAACTTGACGCCTCGGTCGAATTCCGCGCGGGCATCGCTGCCGAGCGCATCTTGCTCGGGGACTTTTGATGGCCATCAGCTATCCCATCGATTTGCCGCTGAATGATGTCGCCGAGATCAATGTGCGCCCGCGCAATTCCAGCACCTTTCAGGCCTCGCCCTTTACCGGCCGTGGGCAGGTCCAGGAATATGAAGGGGCCTGGTGGGAGGCCACTCTGGTCTATCGCTCGATCGACCGGACGCTGGCGCAACCCGTGATCGGCGCGCTGGATTCGCTGAAAGGCCCGGTTGGGACCTTTGTCATCCCCTTTCCAGGCTATGCCAGCCCGCTGGGCACGGCCTCGACGGTGCCGTCATCACCGACCGTCAACGGCTCAGGCCAAGCCGGCAGTGATGAGCTGATCGTCACCAGCGCGCCCGTTTCAGAAACCGGATGGCTGCTGGTCGGTGACATCATTCAGGTCGGGCCAAGCAACCGCCCGCATTGGCACCGTGTGCTCGCCGATGTCGACACCGATGGCTCCGGCAACGCCACCATTGACGTCTGGCCGCCGATCCGTGAAGGCACCATCAGCGGCGACTCGGTCAGTTTCTCAGCGCCGCTTTGCCTGTTCCGCCTGACCGATACGGTTGATGCCTCGCTGTCGTCGCCCGTGATCCATGGATTCGATGTCGTCTGCCGTGAGGCCATCTGATGACATCATCCAAGTACATGACCTCGGCCCAAGGGGCCAAGCGCACCATTACGATCCGCCAGAACGGGCTGACCTCGCGGATCACTGTGACCCGTGCCGATCGCCTAACCCGAGCGCTGCGTGCCGGGGTCGCCGAACTCCAGGCTGAGCAGTCCGGGACATCGCAGCCGCGCACTTATGGCTATGGCTATGTCAGAGTCGATACCGAGAAGGTTTTTCGTGAGATCGACAGCAGCGGGGCCTTGCATCTGATCAACACCATCACCGCCGACGAGATCGACGGGATCTCGGCCTATGTGGTGTTCGGAAGCCCGAGCGGATCGCAGGGCGTGGTGTTTCCCGGGGACTTTCCGGGCAATCAGGGTTTGATCAAGAATGGCATCCCGCAGCCTGAAGGGACGATCACATCAGGCCGTTTTTCCGGCACGGGTGTTGACGGCAAAGGCGACCCGATCGGAGCCAAGATCATCCCGCGTCTGGGCGCGCCCGGGCAGACCTTCATTCAGCCGTTCGTCGACGAGACCGACGCGGACTCGACCTTTGTCGGCACTGGCATCGCCTACACCTATTCGAAGTGGGTCTTCATTCAGGGGCGGTTCGAAGGCGACCCCGAGGTCACCGTGCTCGCGCGCCTACGCAAGGCTGTTGACCCGCGCACCTCGACCGCTGGCTGGAGCTTCAACCCCTATGTCCAGCTCTATGACCTGCTGACCAAGGACAAGGCCATCGGCGGTGCCGAGATTGACCCGGCCTCGATCGACAGCACGACGTTTTCAGCTGGGGCCAATTGGGCGGACATGGAGCTTGACGTTCCCAACGTCACGCGCACCGCCTTGGTCACCACCGACACCAACAAGTCGTTTGCCAATCATCTATTCGAGTTCAATCAAGGCGTGACCCCCTTCACCTATGGCGATGTGGTTGAGGTCGTGGCTTCGGCAGGGCAAAGCATGCCGCCCAATTTCTCACCCGGAACGCGCTATCACGTCATCCCGATCCGCCACAGGATCAACAACTTCCAATTCCCTGCGGTCGCGTTGGCGGCTTCGCTCAACGATGCGCTCGATGGCACCTATATCCTGCAGGGGACGCGCACCACCGATATCGATGTCAGAAAGGTCGCGGAAATCCGGCATATGTCCGGCTTTACCTACAAGTCGAACGAGGTGCTGTCATCGGTCGTCCAGAAGATCTTGGAAAGCTGCAGCGCGTCTCTGTATATCAGTGACGGCAAGATCGCGATCACGCAGACGTCCTTCCCGGTCTCAACCGAAACGGTCACCGAGGATGATATCCTAGGCGCGATCTCCCTGAACAACCGGCTGCCCTCATCCGAACGCGTCACCGCGCTCACCGGCATCTACAATTCAGCCCTGAACTTGTTCACGCCCAAGGACTACCCCACGGTCGACGGCGGCGGCATCTATCAGGTGTTGGACAACGGCAAGGCCGCACCGGGGCGTTTTGACCTGCCATTCACAGGCAAGGCCGGCGTTGCTCAACGTCAAGCGCTGATCCGGCTTCGGCGCAGTCGCCAAGAACGAACCGTCTCGTTTTCGGGCGATCTCAGCCTCTACCGTCTTTCCCCCGGCACGATTTTCACACTCGACAAGCCATCGCTGGGCCTCGACGTCAACACCACCTTCGAAGTGCGCGACCATACCCTGTTCGTCGAGATTGCCGATGATGTGCCCACGATCGGCATCGACGTCACCGGACGGCAGCTGGAATCCTCAACCTTCGATCTGAGCGCTAGCGATGAGCAACTGGTTGAGGAAACGCGCATTCCCGGCATCGAGTCGCCGTTCAACGTCGGCACCCCTGGCAACCCGCTGGTCACCGAAAGCCTGTTCTCGACCTCGGAAGGCGCTGGCGTGCGCACCCTCGCGACCGTCACCTGGACCCCCTCGGAGGGCGGTTTTGTCGAGAGCTATGTCGTGTCCTATAAAGAAGACGCCGACGTCAACTTTACTTTCTTGCCGAAGACGCCAGACCTTGAAGTTGTGATTAAAGACTTGTCGCCCGGCGTCTATACTTTCCGCGTTGTTGCGCTTAACACTCTTGGACTTGAAAGTGACTTTGCGACCACGTCGAATATTGAGATCTTGGGCCTATCGGCCCCGCCATCGGACCCCACCGGGTTCAACGGTCAGATCACGCTGAGCGCCGGCATCATCCTGCAATGGGATCGGTCGGTTGACCTGGACGTGCGCCAGGGCGGCGTGGTCGAGATCCGCCATCAGTCCGATGATGCGGGCGGCAAGTCCGGCGATTCCCGCGACCTCGCCATCATCAGCGGTGACGCTGCCGTGGTGCAGGTGCCATTCGTGCTCGGTACCTATTACATCCGCTTCATCGATCAGACCGGCAATAGTTCGGGCTTTGCCGAGTGGTCCACCGATGGCGTCAGGCCCGTGCCGTTTGGCCAGACCATTACCGGCGGCGTGTTCGACGCCAACAACTCGACGCTTGACCAGATCACCATTCAAGAGGACCCGACATTCCCGTCGACCAATCCTAGCAATACCCTCGTTGAGGATGACCCCAACGACTGGCTGACCCTGCCGCTCGAAGGTGGCATCGACAGCATTACCGACATCGACACGGTGACCGACATCGACGCGATTCCGGCCTCGAACTCGGTCGCCCCTGAAGGCCTGTACTTCTTCGCCACCAACATCGACCTGTCCGCCCGCGCCCGCGTGCTGCTCGAGTCCGTGGTCACCACCGAGGTGGTCGACGTCGCCACCGGCATCGATTCGATCGACAATATCGACCTGATCCCCAATATCGACGCGATCGGTGCTGGCACCGCCCAGGTTGGCCAGGCGACCGCTTTCATCGAGGCGCGCTATAGCCCTGACGCTGCCGCCGCCGACACCTTCGGCCCGTGGGAGCGCCTGGAATCGCGCATCTTCAACCATCGCTCCTGGGAATTTAGGCTTAAGGCCAAATCGCTGGTGCCGACCGTCAACATCCGTATCACCGAGCTGCGCATCGTCGCGCGCGAGCTACCGGTCGATGTCTAGGCGATCGCACCATTAAGCATCGATGATGCTAGCCGGTTTCTTTTGATCCCGCGCAAAGGACCGCCAATCTCGGCGCAACTGGGTTGACCACATGCGGGCTTGTCCATGTCACAGCCGACCGATAGCGACTACAGCCAACCGTCCGGCGCGTCCGGCACGGCCATCAGGACCAATGAGGCCGATTACTTCGACGGCATCCTGACCAAGAATTCAGGCACCACGGCCCCGTCCACGACCTTTGATGGTATGTGGTGGATCGACACCAGCCAGACTCCGCCCGAGCTGAACATGAGGAACCAGGCTAACACCGCCTGGGACAAAGTCGCCGAGATCGATGCCAGTACGGGAGTCAAGCTGTTTTCGCAGGCTGCTGCTGTGGTTTCGCTCAGCAATACCGACCCGTTTACCGCGTCACAGATCATCGACGTCACCGGCGGCACCGCCTCTCTGGTGGTCAGAAGCGATATCGATACCGGTCTGGCGTCGTTTTTGGATCTCGGCTTCGAGAACGTCGCCAATGAGGACACCATCGGGTTTTCGCTCGATCTTAGGGTGACCGACAACACCGACGCCTCGGAGGACACGGAGGCCGATCTCGGCGTCATTCGTGGCGGTTCCCTTACCAATAAGATCACCATCGGCGACGAGGTCACGGTTACCGGGACCTTCAACGCGACCACGCTAGAGCAGGGCGGCACCACGGTCGCTAGCCTGATCGAGACCGAGAAAGCGACCTTTACTGAGGACCCTGAGACCGGCACGTCTGTGACCGTTCCGACCGGCGTCACCCGTGGCGAGCGCAACCGCTTCACCGGCTCATCCGCGTCCACCTGGACCATCAACACGGGCACGGCCGGCGAGGTCTACCCGATCATGAACGACGGCACCGCCGACATTACCTTTGCGGCCGGTGGCGGCGTCACCATCGCTGCCGGTGGCTTGACCTTGGGTCAGCAGAAGGTCTGCACGGTCGAATATGTCACCACGACCCGCGTATTTATTTACGGGCAGAATAGCTAATGCCATTTCCTGGACAGCTCGGCTCGGTCGCTGCCGCTGGCGGCGGCACGCCGCTCAATTACAGTAATCTGGTGGCGTTTTGGGAGTCGGAAACCAGTGTCGCCGATACCGGTGGCGAGGTCGACACCTGGACGGATCAGAAATCATCGATCGTGCTGAGCCAATTGGGCGTGCAACCGGGGCCGGAATTGGAAAGCAACACCCAAAATGGCTTTGACGGTATTTCATTTGAAGAGACGACCGCGCCGGACCCGATCAATCGGAAGATAGGGTCATCTGCGGGCGCGCTTGATGATTTCTTTTTCGGCTCGGGCACCAAGGCGATCAGCTTTGCCGCACGCTGGGATCGAACCGCCGACTTTACCTTCAACCTTCCCTCTACCATCGCGTCCAAACGCTACAGCTTCGGCCTAGATGAGGGCTGGGTTCTTCGGCTTTCCCCGGATGGTACGATTTTGTTCCGACATTACATGAGCAATGGCGCATTTTGGCTGCTGGAAGCCAGCGGATTTTTCAGCGTCGATGATCTCGTGCTCGGTTCGATTCGCTATGATGGTGGCAATACCAGCAATTCGGGGACGTTCCGCCTGTGGAATGGCAGCTCGTTCGTTGAAACCGGCACGGTCACAACCGCCAGCGGCAGTTCCACCAAGGCGAGTGACGCGGCGGGTGACTTCGTGGTCGGCAACATCTATGACCCGCTCGATTTGACCGACAACTCGCCTTATCAGGGGCCTGTCTTTGCCGTGTGGATGACAAGCCCGTTTCAGATCTCGCTCGATGATCAATATCTGCAGCGATACGTGCCATGACCATGCCGCCGATGAATGTTTGGGGCTATCTCGTGCGCCATGGCCGGGGCGGCCCGCATTACTGGAACGCCAAGCCGGTCAAGATCAAACCGCTCGGTGGCGGCAGCTATCAGCTTTGCGTCAAGGATAGCCATGTGATCGCCGGCAGCTTCACCCTAATCGACGATGACATCGGTTTTCGTATTAGCAACGCCACGAGCACGTCATCGCGCCTGACCTGGCAGGCGGTCGAATGACCGCGCTCACCGACAGCTTTGCGCTCCAGCAAAAGCCCGTGGTGCTGGTCGATCTGTTTTTCGATAGCGGCACCATCAGCTTATGGACGCGCCCTTTCGAAGGCGAGTTTGACGGCACCACCTATCAACCTCTAGCTGGCATTACCGGCGCGTTGGCCATCCGGCAAAGTCTGGAGCAATCGTCACTCGACATTGCCGCACAGATCAGCGGGGCTGCCGACGAAATCAGGAACGCGGGGCTGACCGAGCAATTCCAATGCCGTGATGCCCGCATCCGTCTCGGCAACATCAACGCCGCTGGCGTGGTCGAAGCCTCAGAGACCCTGATCTTCGGCACCATGCAGGACATTCAGATCGTCGAGGATGACCAGGGCAGTGACGTTGCCGTCAAGATTGACAGCGTATTCGCCGAGATCGACCGCTCGAATGATCTTCGCCTCTCGGCAGCCGATCAGGCAAGGTTCGACCAAAACGACACCTTTTTCAATTTCGTCGATACTGTGAATGCGGGCGAGCGCTTCGGCGCGTAGCTGGAGTTGACGTGACGCAGGTCTTCAGCGAATAAGGGATTGTCCTACCTTTGTGCTCTCACCATAAAGCTGGACCGGGCCGGACTTCCGATGGGAGGTTCGGCCCTATCGATTCCAAGGTGGTGAGATTAAAGTCATCCCTGGATGATGATCAAGAAGAGGCTCTAAGCCGTGAGCTACCGACGTGTTATCGAAATTGCGGCCATGCACCTAGCTAATTCTGACGGCCACGGGGACCTCGATATTAGGGACCTTTGTGAACGCGCTAAAGGCACGGTCAAGGATGACCCTAGGATGGCGGAAGCCTGCATTGATTACGCCGTGTCCTTGGCGTTTGAAAAGATGGTTCAGAAAGCCAATAAAGCGAACGCAACAGACCAGGGTATGCTGCCTGGGATTAACGGTCTCTCTACCCGGTTTCCGGTGATGCGCAATGGCAGAAGGAAGTTCGTTAAGCTCGACGACATGACCCGAGAGGAATGTTTGGCTAAGGAGCATCAGCTCCGATCACCAGCAGAATCGCAAATTGGCAACGCCAACAGAATGAAAAAACACATTTTGCGCAAGTTTGGCCAAAATTTGTCATCATGACTTTTTGCCATCGGCGGGCTTTTCGTCCTTGAGCGCGTCCTCGGCATCGCTGACCCCATCTTCCATGGCCCGGATCATGCGTGTTAGGTCGTCCATCTCATCAAGCGATAGCCCATAGGCGATGGCGTAGTCATTGATCGCGGTCCAGGGGATCTTGCCGACCGGGCCAACGCAGGTGTTTAGCTCGGCCTTGGCGGCAAAATAGAATTCCATCCACGGCTCGACCTGATCGAGCGCGTCCAAAATCGGATTGTTGAAATCTTGGCCATGGGCGGCGGCTTGGCGCTGAACCGCCCTGATGGCTTCTAGGCGCGTGCCCGCCTTGGGCCTTTTCGGGTCCGCCGGCTGGGAGCCGAGGCGCGCGGCGTGGGCGATACCTCGGAAGAGTTTTTTTCCGCACTCGCCACCTGGATCTTCCCGGCGTTCAGCTTAGCGACATGCTGCTGGATCGCCATGAACAGCTCGCTACCGCCGTCCATGTCACGCACCACCGAGCTGAATTCATCTAGGGTGCAGGGCACCGGATCACCATCGGCATCGTAGAGCGGCACGCGCTTGCCCTTGTCGTCATAGCCACCCCAGTCCTCAATGTAGATGGTATGGATCAGCTCGATCACGTCATCGGTGAACTGGCCATCCTCGTCGACAAAGGCCGAGAGGTTATCGACCGAGACATCCTTGAGCGCATCCAGCTTGTCCTTCATCTGGACGGCCCGAGCGCGAAAGGTTTGGTTGGACGGGTTCGGAATCAGAAGCTCGATCCAGATCGTTCCCAATTCCAAAAGCTCGGTCTTCTGGACGTGTAGGCTACCAACCGCCGCCGCGATGCTGCTGCGGTCTTTTCCGTTAGCTCGGGTTTGGGGCATGATTTCTCCGCTTAGACGGGCAGCCCCCAAAACTCAACGATGGTCATGGTTCGGCTGCTTACAGGATCAACAGCGCTTTCTAGCGTTAGAGGTGCGGTGATAGGCGCATCGCCAACGACGTTCAAGCCTGGCGTGGTCACCGATCCGAACGGCAGATCCATCAACAGCGCCGCAGGACGGCCTGCCAAGGTCTGCTTGATCAGCGCGAACAGACCGACATCCGAGTTATTCACCACCGCGTTCAACGAGGTAACGTTCTGGAAATAGCCGGTCATCTCGGACGACACCGTAAAGTTGCCGGCGGTGACCGCGAACGCCCCGAGCACACCGACCGCTTTGTTCGCTGTGGCGTTGTTGGACACGTTCATGGTGACCTCAGCCACATAGGCGAAGAACGCCGATGGCACCACCGCCGCCGGATCAGTCGAGCGCAGGAACAGCCGGATGTCAGGCACGTTGTCGGTGGTGTTGAACGCGTCTGAATTCTCTAGCTCGTTGATGGTCGCGCCATCGGTGGGCAGCTCGTCGCCGACAGCCCCCGTGTAGTTGGTTACGGACGTCGCCAGAAACTCGGTATCGACGGCGATCTTGTCGGCAGTCGGCACGTTGATCGTGGCGTTGTTGAACAGCGCGCCTGCGACCACCTCGCCCTGCACCTCGCCGTTGGTGTCATCGGCTTCACCAAGCGAGCGCTCCATGTGGTAGGTGATCTGCGCGAAGTCGGCATTATCGGCTGAGACATTGCGGTTGACGTTGCCGAAGAAAATGGTGATGTCCTTGCCGGTGCCGACCTCGGCGGTCATCTCGGTCGAGGCATCGGTGCCGCCGGTGGTCAGATCAAAAATCATGTCGGTGGCGGTCACGGCCTGCCCGACCCGAGCAAAGGTGGTATTGCCGGCATCATCGAACTGATTCGCGGTGACCGCCCCTCCGACGCGCACCCAATCGCCGATCTCCAGACCGAAATCAGTCATGTCTGTGGCGGCTGCGGTCAAACGCGGAAAGTCACTCGCTGGCCTGGCGACATCAACATCAGAGGTGGGGAAGGCAAAGCCGATCACGCGCACGATCGCGTCTTGCGGCGGCGTCGCCTCGGTTACATAGCCGGCTGCTGTGATGGTGTTGGCGGTAACCGCCGTGATCTCGCGGTAGGCCGTGCCCACGATGTTGTTGGCGGCCGCGCCGAAGCCTTCGGTATGGATCAGCATGCCGACCACAAAGCCGAGGGTGGCGGCATCAGTACCGAAATCGATGGTATTGGCAGTCACCGCCGTGACCGTGGTCGCCTCATTGCGCCCGCCAAAGGTTGGCGTTTTCTTGGTGTTGGCGAGCATCATGCCCGGCCAAAGGTCGGCAAAGCTGTACATCGTCAGGTCTTGACCGAACGACGCTGCCGCATCGAAGTCTGTGGTGACACCCTTTCGGTTCTGGCGCAGCCGACTGATCGGGGTTCGGGCGGTGGTGGTGAGCGCCGCACCGAAATTGCCGTATTCATTGGGCTGCATCGCGATCCAGATCGGCGAGCCGGGGAGGACCCCATTGGAGGCTTCGCGTGCGATCGAAAGGCCGGTTACATTTGAGTCAATCTTGTCGACAGCAACCATGGGAACCCCGCTTCTTGCATGGACTTTCGAGCGAGGTTCAGGGAACGCGGGCTAGATCTCAAACATCCCGAGAGGGCATCATTTGCCATAGATGATTGTGGATAGCGCTTTGGTGAATTGATTGTACGCCTTCAAAGGCTTGCTCATCGTCTTGGCCGAAAAGAGATGGCCAGGAGCGAGGCGAGCGATGACGGCAGTCAACCAAAATGTCGGCACCAGTGCCGCTGATCCGGTTTACCCCAACGCCACCGTGCGGCTGTCGGTCGCGGTGACCGACCCCGGTGGCAGCGTCACCGACCTAACCAATGTTCAGGAAATCAATTACGGCATCTATGGTGTCAGCCCCGACAAGGACTTCGAGGCCCCGGCGATCATCCCGAAAACCCTGGGCTCAGGGGTCACGGTCACCAATGCGGCCGGCGGCATCTTCGAAGTCGAGATCCTGCCGGCGGACACCAAATCACTCTGGCCCGGCTCCTACTATCATCAGGCGGAAATCCTGGACGCGGCCAACGACCGCTACCCGGCGCTGACCGGCACCTTCAAGCTGACCGCGCGCTTCTGATGGTTTCACGTGAAATCACCAAGCGCAGGCTTGACCAGGCTGAGCTATGGCGCTGGGCGCGTCCGTCTGCGGTCAAGCGCGGCGAATGGCTATGGCCGAGCTTTACGCCCCAGGAGATGGCCTGTCAGGGCACCCAGTGCGTGCTCATCGATCCCAATTTCATGGACCGGCTGCAGTCGATGCGCACGGCCGTCGCCGTGCCCTTGCCGGTCACCTCGGGCTACCGATCCCCCAAGCATAATCAGGCGGTGTCCTCGACCAATAGCCTGGTGGGACCGCACCCTGACTGCCAGGCGGTCGACCTCGCGGTGCGCTTTACCGAAGCCTATGAAGTGATCAAGGCCGCACCCAGCTACGGCTTCATCGGCATCGGCGCACTTCAGCATGGCAAACCTCTGGGACGCTTTGTTCATCTTGACTGTTGGGTAGGCCGGAAAAATCCGGCGTTTTGGACCTATGACGCTAGCTAGAAACCATGACGGATCAGACCATGAACGAGCAGGGAGAGCGCAAGACGCACTGGCTTGTCGAAGGCCTTGGCGGCGTCAATATCATTGTCGTGATCGGCGCGTTTATCGCGGCGAGTTGGTATGTTTTTGAGATCAGAGCCGCCCAGACCTACCTGACCAGTGAACTGCGCGATGTCAAAAACGAACTGAAGATTTTAGTCGAGCGGCAAACGGAAATCGCGCAGCTGGGCTGGCGTCTCGATAATCTGCAATCGCTGCAAAATCGCATCTCGACCCGCCTCGACACGCTGCAAGAAACGGTGCGGCTGATGGATGTCACACTGCGCGATGTCCAGGCGAAGCAAGCGCGTCATGGCGACCAGCATGATCAAAATTGATCCCCGTTGGTTCAATTGCCGTGATCTTGGACATTGGCTGTGGCTAATAACCGGCCTTGGCATCGGGGCTGGTGCCTTGCTTGGCGTGGTCGATTTGCGCAATGCAAAGGTCCTGGACCATCCCGTGCATATCATTGACGTCAGCGCGCCGTTTGATCGTGTCGCCCTAGGCGGCCTTTATAAAGTGGAATTGGTCCTCGATAAACGACGTGGCGACTGTGAAAACGGGCGCGTCGTGCGTCATATGCTGGAGCTGCAGCGCGGCTGGCATTACCTCTCCGAGCAACGGCCTGTGCTGCAATTGGGGCCGGGCAAAAAACAGATACTGGCCTTGAATTTGCCGACCGCGCCGATTCATGCCGACGATTATGGGCTGATGCAGCCCGGCCTTTGGAAGATCATTTCCCGGCTCACTTATGATTGCCCGGATGGCGACGGCTCGACGGTGGCGGCGCGCATGATGTCGCGCGAGACCACCTATGAAACGCCACCGTTCACCGTGCTGCCGCCACATGACCCACCGTCTGACCACCAATAAGGGATAAGCCCATGTCAATCTGGTCGAAGATTTTTAGCGTGGGTGGGGCCGGCATCGCCGCGCCGATCGATGCCATTGGCGGGGTGATCGATGAGCTGCACACGTCACGCGAAGAAAAGGACGCGGCCAAGATCGTGCTCGCCAAGCTGCGCCAGGAGCCGGCCAAGCTGCAGACGGCGGTCAATGCCCTTCAGGCCCAGCATCGCTCGGTCTTCGTCGCTGGCGGCCGCCCGTTCATCATCTGGGTGTGTGGCTGGGCGCTGGCTTACATGTGGCCGATCCGCATGCTGATGAGCGATATCGTATTCATTGCCGGCGGCAAACCTTTGCCCGCCGTGGGCCTGTCGACCGCCGACGTGGTCGCGCTGCTCGGCCCCATCCTCGGCCTCGGTCTGCTACGCACCGGTGAAAAGGTCACGGGCAAAGCGAAATGAGCGCCGCGCCGGATTGTCCGGTGAAGCCCGAAACCTTCGCGCTGATCATGGCGACCGCCTGCTCCAGCCTCAGAACCGTGTTGATGGCCTATGAGGATGACCCTGACATCGCCAGCAAGATGCCCAAGGCCTGGGCCAGGCTGCTCGGTGAAGTTGCGTTCGTACATGAACGCTTCGGGCGTGCCGTCATCAACAAGGAATGACGCCAGCCCGGCTTCATTGAGGCCAAAAGCCCGGTTCCTAAGATCGGCAGGACACCGTCCAGCTAAACGGGGCCAGCCGGCGCATGCTGTTCGATTTTATCATTCGTGGTCTCAACAAGGTCGTCGGCGACGGAACGCTGACCGATGACGAGTGCATGGCGTGCTCCAACCGCAAGGGCGCGATTACTTCTTGCGTTCCAGCAGGCCCAGAAACCCCCAGCCGTCACCTCAGCGGCAAGCAGGTCCCGCCCGGCTTTATCGTGGTGCGCTGTGATCTGACGGAAGCTGAAGCCGAGCAATTCTGCCGGCCCTGGCTCCCCGAGCCGCAATTCACCTGGGAATCGCTGAACGTCGGCGCTGACCGCTGGCGCGTGATCGTGGTCTCTGGGCTGGTGCGCGCGCGCGACGGCCATGGCGGCATGAATGAAGGTCGAGGAAAAGGTTTCCTCGATGCTTGGGGCTTCCGAAATCAAGATTATTTGCCGAACCGATCGCGTGGTCGCGCCACAATTTTCTGGATGGCGACGTCTCGCGGGCTATGGCGTCAACTCTCAAATTCGACGTTTGCAGAACAGTCTTACGACCAGGCGACGGGCGAGCATGTCATCCGCATGGATTACGGCGCAGTGCGGCCTAACAAAGATGATGAAGTCCGCTTAACGGTCGAGAGCTGCGCCACCTTTGTCGCTCAAGATGCGGCCGCCAACATCATTGATTTTTCGATAACGCGTGATCAAGCGAAGGCGCTGTTCGAAGAAGATGTCCAACGTCGGCTTGACCGCAAGCTTGCGTTGAGGCGCTGGCGCTTGGCCGATGCCGAAATCGACCGGATCGCAGCAGCCGGCGGCTATGAGGAGATGAGCGCCGCGAATTTTCGTCTTCACATGACAGACGTTCTGGACCTGTAGATGACGACGACCGTAACAGTCAATTCTGGCGGCGGCGCTGACTACACCACCATTCAGGCTGCGATCGACGCATCCGACGTCTCGACGGAAGATTACATCGTCGAAGTTCAGAACAACGCGGCGTATGCCGAAAACCTGACGCTTGGCGGATCGACCGGCACGCCGACAATTGCGAATTATCTGCATCTGACGGCGACGGACGCAGCTTACCATGCTGGTGATGCAACAACTGGCGCGCGCGTTGCGCCGACAGCAGCTGACCACTCGATCGAAGTAACCGAGAACTTTGCGCGCGTTTCAAAAATGCTCGTTCAACTGTCAACGGGTTCCGGCAACTCAAATGAGTGTATTCGCGTCGGCACTGGCACCAATATACTGGTTGATCGTTGTGTTCTCGACGCCCAGGCCCGTAACAGAACCACAACTGACGGTGACTGTTTTTACACTCAGAGCGATTCCAATACGCCGCTAACGCTCTACAATACTGTCATGATCGACGCCGATCGCGGATGGGTCGATCTTTTTAATTATGATGGCACGATAAATCTTGAATTTTGCACTGGTTACCGATGCGCCATCACGGAAACCAACGGCGGCCAGCGACAAGGTTATATGTACCCTCGCGGCGGTGCCACCACAGCAGTTGCCAATATCTACAATACGGTTGGTGGCTTTAACGGCTATGCTGAAGTCAACGGAAAGGGCGCTTCACAGACTATTTTCCATTCTGAAGACGCGGTCGCTACCATTAACGGCGCGAATAACGCAGCCGATAATAATCTAGCTTTCAACGACATTTCGGCTACTGGGTTTGTTGCTAACATCGTTCACGCCGACGCATGGACGGACCCTACCAATTTTGATCTGACTATACTCGATACAGATTCAGATCTCTATCTGGCGGGCACGGATCGCAGCGGATCGCTGCCAGACAGCCGGGTTGACGCCACCATCGACATCGCAGGCGTCACCAGGCCGGCGACGCCATCGATCGGTGCCTATGAGTTCGTGGCGGCTGGACCGGATCGCTCGATCACCGCCGACCACGACGCGTTCTTGGCCACACAATCGGCAACGCTGGTCCGCGAGCGCGATATTACCGCTGATCAGGATGCGTTTCTCGCGACGCAAACGGCGGCGGCCAAGCTGATCGGCAAGGCAACAGCGGCGCAAGACGCCTTCCTGGCAACGCAGGCTGCCCCTCTTGACCTAATCAGCAAGGTCAGCGCGGCGCAGGCGGCCTTCCTGGCTACGCAAACGGCGGCCCTGGAAGGCATCATTAGCTCTGATGTTAGTGGCGACCATCAGGCGTTTCTCGCCACCCAAGCCTCAACGCTGGATCTCATCGCCGATGTTACGGCAGCACAATCCGCGTTTCTGGCAACGCAGGCGGCACCCCTTGACCTGATCGCGGATATTGCCGCTGATCAGGATGCGTTCCTCGCGACCCAAGCCGCGTCGATCACCACCCAGGCCGGCATCACCGCTGATCACCAGGCGTTCTTGGCAACGCAAGCCTCCGTCCTTGACCTGATCGCCAGCGTCGATGGCGCGCAGACGGCGTTCCTCGCGACGCAGAGCGCCAGCCTCGATCTGATTGCCGACATCACCGCTGGGCAAAGCGCCTTCTTGGCGACCCAGGCGTCAGCGCTCACGGTGGCCCTTCAGATCACGTCTGACCAGTCCGCGTTCCTGGCCACCCAAAGCGCGCTCATTCTCACCCAAGCCGGCATCGTCGGTCAGCATACCGCCTTTCTCGCCACCCAATCCTCGACCGTCGAGGTGGTGGTCGACGTTGCCGGTGATCAGGCCGCCTTCCTCGCCACACAGGCCACCGACGTCGACCTGATCGCCAAGGTCAACGCGACCCAGACCGCGTTTTTGGCGACGTCAGCGGCCGCGTTTGACGCTTTAGCGTCAATTTCCGCATCTCAGGCCGCTTTCCTGGCCGCTCAGGCGTCGACCCTGGAACTGACGGCACCAGGCCTTACCGGCGACCACATCGCTTTCCTGGCGCAGCAGAGCGCTGTCCTGGGGCTCCTTTCGACCTTGTCCTCGGATCAGTCGGCGTTCCTCGCCGTGCAGACCAGCGAGGTCGATGTCGTGGCAGAGCTAACGGCGGCGCAGACCGCCTTCCTGCCCACCCAAGCCGCGCAGCTGATCATCGGTCAAAGGCCGTCGATCGGGCTTGCCGGCCAAAAATGCGTTGATCGTCAGCTCGTGGCGGTGCGCGCGATGTCAACTCTACAAGGACAAAGCCCATGACTCTCAGGATCTATGACGCCACGGTCGAAGCCGGCTGCGATGGTATCGTCGACGATGTCGACATCGGTGCCGCCGCTACCATTGAAATCCGCACCGGCACGCAGCCGGCAGTCAATGGCGCGCTCACCGGCACGGTGCTCGCCACCTTCACCCTGCAGGACCCGGCCTTCGGTGCTGCCGCCGCATCCGGTTCGGGTGCTGTCGCCACCCTTCTCGGCGTACCGCTCACCGACGCCTCGGCGGACAATACCGGCACGGCCGGCTATGGCGCGGTGCTCGGCGATGCCGTGGTCAAATGGACGGGCGACGTCACTATTACTTCTGGCGGAGGAGATTTCGAGATCGACAACTTATCTATTACTGCCGCACAGGAAGTACGTCTTACCTCTTTGACTTTGACACTGCCGCAGTCCTAAATGAACATGAACATAAAGCGCCTGGGATGTCAATGTAGCTCTGTTACATTCCAGGCGCTCTAGTTCAGTCATCTAGCCATGCCCAATTCTTTCGCGTTTTCACAGCATGAATAGTGAAGCGGCTAACGCCATGCATCGCCGCTAGCGTCTCGTTGTGCAGTTCCGACTCGCGGATATGCTGAACGGCCTTTTCCGTCAGCTTCGCATGGCAATGATCTTCGCCTTTCGGCACGCGATCCATATCGACCGTGTCTTGGATGTTATCAGCAGGCGTCCCCCACTCCAGACATTTCGGTCCGAAGCAGCCTTGCAGGCCGTTGCCGCATTTATGCCGGGTGACGATGCCAGGACCCGGCGGCTCATCTAGGCCTTCGTAAAGCGTGAGGGTGAGACGCGGGACGGTGATCCTATGACCTTGGTAGATCAGCGTGCCGTAGCCTGCTTCCGTCTTGCCATATGGCCAGAAGACGCATTCGTCAGGGGGATTGGCCACCGTAGCCTTGATCAGATCAAGGCCGGCATTGGGCGGTGCTTGGCCGGCGAGCGGGTCGCCGTATTTCATGAAGCGGTGGTAGTGATTGGTGCAGTATCCGCGTGCGATGACCTTGCTATCGCATCCCTCAACGCTACACGGCGCTAGATCGGTTCGCGATGCCTTGTAGTGCTTTGGGCAAAGGCCTTTGCGATAGGCATTGGTCTGGCAGTCGTCGATCTTGCATGGCGTGAGGGTTTCGGCGCGGCGCGCTTGCCGGTAATTCCGATCACACATCCCCTTTTTGCAAGCGGTCTTGTCGCAGCCGTCAACTTGGCATAACGTCGTCATGTGCTCGGTCCTTCATTAGCGTGGGTGGCCGGGCACATTTCACATCAGAGCCAGCGCCCGGTCAACGGGCATCATCGACGCTTAATAGCGGATGGCGTCGCGAATACGGCTGATCACATCCGGGGCTTAGGATCTTCTGCGGTTTAGCGCTGGAGAGGCCCATGCCCATCGATGACTACGCGCCTTGGTCCCTGGTCAGGGACGGCATCCTTGCCCTGGTCGACACCATCGACAAGGGGATGGAGGAAAAGCCACCTCCGCCGCCGCCTGATGGTGATTTCGAGGTGTTCGAGATCATCGACCACCGCAATATGCCTGACCTGGCGGCGCTCGGCATGAAGCCCTTGAAGATCTGGTATGAGGGTGCGCTGTTCGACAACCGGACCACCATGGACGTGAACCTGAGCAAGGTCGCTGCCGCCGCCCAGCAAGCGCCTCGGGACTCGGTTGTTGATATCGAGCGTTGGGCGGACAAGCATACCTGGCGCGTCACCCCTGAGAACGTCGATCGCTATATCGAGGCGATGCAGGTCTATCAGGCCAATCTCGGCAATGGCTATCTCACCGGCCTGTATTCGATCCTGCCGGTCAGGAACTATTGGGACGCGGTCAGCAATCCCAACAGCCAGGATTACAAGACCTGGCAGAAGTGGAACAACGAGGTTGCACCGATCGTGGCCCATGTCGACCGGCTGATGCCATCGCTCTACACGTTTTACGACAAGAACGACCTGAACAAATTCCCGCGCCAGGGCTGGGTGACCTATGCGCGCGCCAATATCGAGGAGGCCCGGCGTATCGGGGACGGCAAGAAGGTCTATGCAGTTCTATGGCCGCGCTATCACCCCGGCAATGCTGGCGAGATCCCCGGCGACTATTGGCAGCTACAGCTGGACACCTGCCGCCAATATGCCGATGGCGTCGTCATCTGGGATGATCGGACGTCCGACAAGACCGACTGGAATGATCTCGGCGATTGGTGGGATGTCACCGAGGCCTGGCTGAAGACGCTTTAGCGAAGACGCTGCAGCAGGAGCGCCGCCCACACTATGGCCATGACCACCGCGACCGCCAGACAGACCCAGGCGATCACCGCAAACGCCACGGCGAAGGACGGCGCGAACATCTCCAAGAGGTAATAGAGGCCTGCCCAGATCAGCGCGCTGAAGGCGAGACAGGCGCTCCAGACGATGGCGGTCTTGGGCGTGACCACGTAATAGGTCGTAGGCTGTGGTGCCATGACGTCGGCATGATGACACGACAACACAGCCCGGTCACGTCTATGGCTTGAACGACTGCAGCTTGGCAACCCCGGCGTCGTTGACCACGTCTTGGGCCTTGGTGTCCAGCACCGCCGAGATCACGCCGCTATTATAGGCCATCAGCTCTTCGACTTGCTTGGGGTCCATGGCCTTGTTGATTGCGGTCAGCAACACCGTCCCCAGCTTGCCCGCGTCAACCGTGTAGGCCGGCTGATCCCTGCTAAGCCACACCTTGGGTCGCTCGGCCTGCTGCTTCTTGGGCGGCTTCACGTCAGGAGGCTGATCGTCAGCGCTGGACTCGGTCGCGCCTTTGGTTTCGGCGTCGATGATCACCGCGCTGTCTTCATTCGGTTCGGGCTTCTCGCCGTCCTCCCCCTGATCGCCGCCGCCGTGTTCCCGAACAAAGGCGTCGAGCGTGGACTTGGGGTCGCCGGGAATCAGCTTGGCGTTATCCGGCCCGATATTGGCAAAGAACGCGTCACGAAGCTCTTCAGCGGTCGGACCCATGAACGCCTCGGGGGCCGCATCGCGCACCGCCCAGGATCGTGCCCGCCATTGCATCATGCGCCGTGGATACGGCTTCCAGACGTTCCTATCCCAAAGGTTGGCGCGTCTGGCGTCGGCGACGCTGAAATGATTCTCGTATTCCATCCCTGATGGGGTCAACACCTTGCAATGGGCCGTGTAGTCGTCGTCGTAGGGTTTGCCGGTGAACCACTCCTTATAGCCCGTGATCAGGCCTTTCATCTTGGCCACGCCGGGGATGCCTTCGGCGTACCATCCGGGCTTGCCATTGATCACCGCGATGAAGCTGAGCCCGGTCAGCGGATTCACGCCAGCCTCCTGCGCATACATCATGGCAACGGCGGTCTTCTGCGGTTCACCCTGGTAAGCCGTGGGGATCATTTCCGTCTGCGAGACAGCAATCGCCAGCTTGGTGAGATCGCCATAGGATTTCCGGTCTTCAGGCTTGAGGGCAATCTCGTTGCTGGAGATCTCGCCCAGCGGCACGATGTTGCCCTGTTCCTGTGCGACGGCGGTTTTTGCATTCATGGTCTGTGCTCTCCTGACATGTTTGTCATGGGCATCATACGTCAGCCCTGGTTCTCTTCAAGGGCCGATGCTAGATCTTCAATCGCGTTCTTGACCCGCTCGTCGTTGTCCAGGCCATAAAACGCTGCCACCACTTCCTGCGCGGCCGCTCTTAGCCTCACGTCCGAGGGCATACCACGAATGACGGTTGCGTGAATCTCCGCGAGTTGCTTTGCCTGCTCTTGATCCATCGTCGGTAATCCTTCCTTCCTTTTCTGCCTCGATCCATTCCTGGCGCACGGCGGCTTTGCGCAGCTTAGGCAGCAGCGAGCGCACCATGTGGAACTGCCAGGACATGCACCACGCGCCGTGTGTAGGCTTGCCGCGCACCCAGACATAGTTGCCTTTGCGGCACCAGTCGGCGAACTCGTCGAGCGATTCGAACGGCTCGCCCTGCTCGAACTTCTTGACGCGTGCCATGGCTAGCCCACGGCCTGCACGGGGTTTGCGATCTGGATCTCTTCCAGGGTCGCCTGGGCACGCTTTTCCAGCTTGGCCTGGTCCTTGATGTAGATGCGGGTTTGCGTGTGTGCCGCCTGAAAGCGCTCGGCCACGTCGATACGCTTGATCTGCACGATCTGGTCCTTGGACTCCGCGTCGTCAGGATCGGCGTGGATCAGCCCCCCTTTGTGGCCTTGAAGGGCGTGGATCATGCGCGCCTTGGCTTCGTTGCGTTCCTTTTTCAGCCTGGAGATCTCAGCGCCGTGGTCCTGGTAAAGGCTTATCCAGTCGCGCATTTCATCAGGCAGGGTGATGACATCATCCAGTTCGGCGCGCGCCAGTTTGATCAGCGCATTCTGATCGCCTTCATTGGCAAGATCGGGCGCGGGCAGCTCGTTCCGCTTCAGCATCGCGAGAAAGCCCGCCACCTCCTTCTCGATCACCTGCTGCGTGGGGGCGTGTGCCTCGATGTCCCAATGCTTGACGTACATGTCGAACTCGCCGACCACCAGGGCGACCACCGGGCCGACAGGCGCACCCGTGAGCATCAGTTGCGCTTGGTGCTGGATCAGGACGCGCTGAGGTGGGCCATTTTCCCACGTTGCGTTGAAGATGGGTTCGGCAACCACTTTGATTTCGCCCGGTCGCCAGGTCTGGGTCCTGCCGCCGGCCGTCCCCGCGACCGGGAAGGAAAACCCTCCTTCTTCAAGCTCCAGCATGTCGGGGCTGGCGTAGAACGCCAGTGCATCATGCTTGACCCGCGCGTGGATGTTCTTGACCACCCGCCCGGTTTCCTCGTGGTACATCTGGGCCGCGATTGGCTGCAGGCGATGGCCACGGCGCAGCATGTTGTTGTTCTTGGGGCTCATGTCGGCGAGGCCCTTGATATGCGCCGCCAGCGCCAGCTTGCCGTTCTTGCCGATGCCGAACAGGTCCGGGATGGACGATGCGGTGATGCATTCGGAACCGGGCGCGTGCAGCTTTTCGAAGGTGTTCTTGCCGTAGCGCACCAGTCCGAGTGGCAAAGCGTAGTTGCTCATGGTTTTATCCTTCCAGGATTATGGCCTAGGTCATCGAGGCCGTTAGGTTTCGTCTGATATTGCCGTAATGGCCGCGCGTGTTGGTGAAGCGTTCGACCAGGACCTTGTCCAGGCCCAGGTCCTCACGGTTTTCCAGGAGTGCGTCCATCTCCTCGATCATTGTGGCGATCTCCTTGCGCATGCGATCCAGCGCCACGGTGTGCTTTAGCGCGATCCTGGTGACGTCACGGCGTCTTACTTCGCTCATCCGCTCCTCCTCAAAAGCCGGTTGAAAAATCCACGTTGTTCCGTGGGCATTTTAACATGAATGCGCGTGGCTGATGACCGCCTCCAAGCGCCGCGCATCTCGTCCACCAGGGGATCAGCCCAATCGCGCTGGCGCTTCTCCTGCCGCTCCCTCGCCTTGGCCTTGGCCTTCCTGATCTGCTTGATGGTCTTGATCCATACCGATACCGGCATGTAGCGCTCGAAGCTGTAGACGCGCACAGAGCGCCTGATCACCAGGGGGACGTTCTCCCAGCCCATGGCCTTGGCGGTGGCGAATACATGGCTAATCGGCACGGCACGATGATCAAAGCATTCCCAGCACTGACTGATGGGATCACCGCTCAGCAGGCAGTCGATGGTCAGATGCGCCCCGGTTCGGTGGCAGCAATCACAGGAGACCGACAGGGCGGGCAGGGTCATCTTAATCTCCGATATGCGCACGGAAGAAAAACCGAGCGCTCTTTTCAAGTTTGGTGGAGCCAGATCCTAGCTGCTCGGTGACGTTCTCGGCCAGATGGCGGCAAGCCGCCCACGAGCCGTAATCGTCACGCCACAGCGAGCCCACGCGCTCACCGGCCCCGTTGGTGGCCAGGTAAACGCCGCTACCGCTCTCAGCCTGCGTCAAGGTCAACGCACCGATATGCATGGTCTTCATGGTGATCTCCTTCCATGGGCATCATACTACCCTTGACAACCTTGTCAACAATCAACACCCAAGAAAGCAACAACTTGACAAGCTTGTCCCGTAATGTACAAACGCTATATGACGACAACTCTCATCACCAAAACCCCGCACAAAATGGACGTCTGGCTGGCGGACAAAGGTTGGTCGCGTGCCGATCTCGCGCGCGAGCTGGACGTAGTCACGCGCACCGTTGATCGCTGGGCCAACGGCTCGCATTTCCCGGATTGCCAGAACATTCAGCGCATCTACGTCATGTCCGACGCCTATGTTACGCTGATGGACTGGGAAACCGCCTTCGTGATCAAACGGCGTGCCGCCATGGCACGTCCAGTCGCCAAGTCATCTGCGGAAGAGAAACCCAAGCGTGGCCCTGCCAAGAGGCGGCCACGCACGGGCAAGCCCGCCGGCAAAATACCCGCCGGCAAAACCTCAACTGGAAGGAAAAGGACTCGTGACCGACGACCTCCAAGCCCATGAGCAATATGTCATCGATGTGGTGAAGCCGCTGCAGCGCGGCACGCTGTTGAGCAGCTTCGCTGATCAGCTGCAGCAAGCAATCGGCAGGGTCGAAAGCCTGCAAAAATCCGCCAAGATGACGCTTACTATCAACATCCGGCCTGAAAGCAATGGCCAGTTTAGCCTAACCGGCGAAGTCACGTCGAAGCTGCCGACGGCGACCCCATCACCGACCGCGTTCTTCCTGACCACTAATGGCACCATCAGCAATGATGACCCGCAGCAGATGACCATGGATGACGTCGTGAAGTTCACGCCCCCGGCGCGTAATGTCAGGAGCTTCGACATTAAAACCGGCGAAGTCGACGACGACTGATCAAAGCCCACTCAACCGAAACGTGAGAGCATCATCATGAAAACAGAAACTGAAGCCCAGCACGAGGCCCTGACCGTGGATCAGGAGCTGCGCACGCTCGACGGGATGCCGTTCCTGATTTTGCCTGATCATTACAAGACGCAGACCTTGGAGCACTTGCTTCCCGCACCGCGCGCGCATAAAGCCTCCGTTTCGTGCCAGCGCGTGACGTCCTTTATCGAGATGGTCAAGGTTTTTCAGACCGAGGCGACACGGGGCTTCATCGAGCAGCGTGAAGTCAGCAGTGATATGAGCTTTGCACGATTCACAGCCGTGATCGACGCCAGGCAGCCGAAAGCGCCATCCTGGCAACGGCACCGCTATGAGTTCTCCCCGTCCCCGTCGAAACGACTGATGACCTGGGTGAATGCTTCCAATGTTGGCATGAACGCAAGGAATTACGCGCTGTTTATCGAGCGTCACCGCAGAGATGTGGTGACGCCGGAGTCGTCTGATCTGCTAGGCATTATTCGCTCGATCCGTGGCAAGGCCAATGTCGAGTTTTCCGAGGAGATCGATGAGCATACCGGGGCCGGCAGCCATGCCTATGCCGAGAGCATCACGCTGCACGGTGGCAAGGACGGTGATCTTGAGATTCCAGGCTCGTTCGAGATCGGTGTGCCGATCTACGAGAACCAAGGTGATGATGTTGGGTTGAGGGTGATCCTTCGGCCACACGTCGAAGACAACGGCAAGGTGCTCTTCACCCATGAAATCGACCAGCTCGATGCGGCGGTCGAGGTGTTCATGAAGCAGATCGCTATGAAGATCTTCGAGGAGACCGGCGTCAGCTTCCTGCATGCCACTGCCGATTGATGGATCAACCTAATCTGATCCCTGGCGTTGAGTTCGTTTCCTTCAACGTCAGGGATCGGCCTACTCCCTATCGAGAACGCGCCAAGGTGCTGCGCCCCAAAGGGCGAGGGCGCTATCTAATCGTTTCTGACAAAGACCCCGAGACCGCCGCCTTTCAGCAGGTGGTGGCTACCCAGGCCAGGGCCAAAATGGCGGGCCTGCCGCCGATCAAGGGATCGGTTCATCTGATGCTGCATTACTATTTTGAGGTGCCGCGATCCTGGCCCAAGGGCAAGCGCAAGGCCGCCTGTAAGGGCCTGATCCGCCCCTGCGTGCGCCCCGATCTCACCAATCTGACCAAATGCATCGAGGATGCGCTTTCTAAAATTCTATTCGTCGATGACGCCTATGTGGTCGATCAGACCATCAAGAAATTCTATGCACTGGAGCCGTCAGTCTATATCGCTGTAACACGTCTCGGGGATCACCCCAATGATGCCGACTGGCGCACCCTGATGGAGCAGGCCGATGGCTGACGACAACGATGATTTCATGAGCGAAACCCTGGCCGATGATCTGGCCAGGCGCTTCCATAAGATCATCAAGGAGACCCCAGGGGCGGGCCATTACATGGTGGCGTTGTCGGTTTCTGACGTGGACGAGCCCAAAGGTCCGGTCGACTTCTCGCATTCGGTCGTGTCGAGCCTAGAACCGGACAAGGCCGGCACGCTGTGCGGCATGTTCGCCCAAGGCCTGCTTAGCGATGAGGCGGCCGAGTGGACCCAAGACCGAAATACCGAGTCCGACGAGCAGCTTCACTGAGGGCGGCACAGCCAAGCGCCAGATGGATTAGGAGATCACGGTGAAACACGCCAGGCCCGACTACAATCGCATCCAGGACCCAGCCAAGCTGATCCCCGAGGACGAGCCGGTATTTTTGATCCGGGCTCAAGACAAGGTCGCGCCTGCCGCGCTGGAGTTCTATGCCGACCTTGCTGCGGGCCATGGGGCCAGCCAGCAGGTGATCAATAGCGTGGTCACCCATGCGCAGGCCATGAGGGCGTGGCAGCGCGAAAATGGCTCTAAGGTGCCGGATATGCCGGTTGACGAGCCAAATGACGATTGACAGACCTGTCATAGCGATTTAAGGCTGTAGCTACCGTCTGGCGCTGTCGAGGTTTCATCACTTCGGTTAGAGCAGCATCAGGCGGGACCACCCTTTGGCAGGGGTGCGACATCACCAAACACGATCACCAGCCCCTTGGTTGGTCTGATGCTATTGACGGATTTTTGTGTTTGGTGACCGTCGCTAGCTTGCCATCAGGCCAACCAAGGGGCTGAATGATTCGGCCCCGCGATCGGAGCCGGAAAATGCATAGCCCACAATTCCTTTCCGCCCCCCGCTTTTTGTTCACGAAGGAATCGCCGATCAAGGGGCGGTGCATCCCTGTTTTGCTGACCCTGATCCACATGGCCGACGACCATGAACCTGGTTTTGTCGAAACGCCCGGTGGTCCGATAGAACTGACGCGTCGCGACGTTTTAACGTCCAACGATGCGCTTACCGCGCACACCACCTATAAGCCGAGCCGCATTCGGTCGATCCTCAAATACCTTGAAGAAAAAGGCCCGATCGAGTGCATTGCCGATGGCATCCAGCCCGGTGATAAAAAGGTCTATCGCATCGATCTCGAAGCCCTCGGCTATGACGTTGGTGGGCATTAGCCATGTCCGATCAGCCGTATTTTCAAGTGCCCCGCTACATGTTCCCGAGCGACTGCTCTTACCTGCCCCCAGCGACAAAATATGTGATGGTTGAGCTGCTATCGCTGTGCGCCCACAAGCCGCGTCCGGTGCACTATAGCGGCCAGATGCTCATGCTCGATCGTGGTGACGTTTGCGTGTCGCTCACGCGTCTTCACCAGGCCACCGGCTATAGCGTCAAGGTCATCAGAACAGCGCTCAATAGGCTGCAAAATATCGGCATGATTAGCCGCAAAAATAGCACCAAAAAATGGGCAGTGAATGGGCACGAAAAAGGGCAAAGTAAAGGGCAAACTACGAGGCACAATATCTCTATCTATTCCATAGACTTAGACGAGGTGTTCGGGAAAAAGGGCACGGTAAAGGGCAAGCGAAGGGCAAGCAAAGGGCAAACGAATCTAAACGGTATAGACGGTAAAGACGAAAAAGACTCTTGTTCAGGCCATGCCAACGGTGATCTGTTCCCCGACCATTGCCCACCTGACGGCGGGCGTGATTCTGATCACGAGGACGTTCCAAACTGGGTGACGGACCCGGATGCCGATGATACCGTGGTGGCATTGCGGCCGGTGGCCGTTGTGCCCGATCCCCCACCGCCTAATCCATCCGCTGATTTTTCCAGCTGGTGGGATCTCTGGGGGCCTGGCATGAAACGCGGAAGGGGAGCCGCTGAAAAATGCTACAAGCGCATCATCGACAAAAACCTGGCCACGGCGGACGAGCTGGAGGCCGGTCTCAAGCGCTACATGGCGCATGTCAGGGACAACCAGACCGAAGCCCGCTACGTCAAGCACCCACAGACCTGGCTGAACCAGGCCTGCTGGTCCGATGACCTGCCTGGACCCAACCCCGGCAAGCCTGCCGAGAGGCCGTCCCCGTTCGGCCCGCCTGATCTCATCGGGCGTAGCTTCCCGTTCAGGGGCCGGAACTTGACCGTCGGCCAGGGCTGGCGCGTTGATCCCAACTATGCCGGCAGCGGCGTCAAGCTGGTCGAGTGCGATAAGTTTGGCAAAAGCGACGGCTTCGCCAAGACCATGATTTTCGAGATGCCCGAAGAGGCAGTTTGACCGAACGATAAGAAACGGAGCCCATGCGATGGCTGACGAGACCAAGGGCGGCAACCGAGTCGCTGAACCCGGACTCATCCATGTTGAGCCGGTCGACACCCCATCCGACAGCGAAGCGTACGGCCGGCTGCCGTTCGGTTTTCAAGCGCCACCGCACAATCTCGAAGCCGAGCAGGCGTTGCTTGGTGCGATCATGGTCAACGACTCCACCCTCGCTGATGCCGCTGAGTTTTTGAAGCCTGAACATTTTTACGAGCCGGTCCACCAGTCGATTTTCGAGGTCATGCTCAAGACTCATCAAGACGGCCTCCTGGTGGATCATGTCACCCTAGCATCGGCCTTCGAGACCGATGAGCGCCTTGCCCAGGTCAATGGATCACGCTATCTCGCAGGCCTCGCCCAAGCGGCAATCACCATCCTCAACACCCAGGATTACGCGCGTCTGATTTTCGATTTGGCCCAGCGCCGCGCCCTTGCCGCGATCTGCCAGGAAGGCTTGAACGCCGCCATGGACCCCAGCCTGACGGTGGCGTCCGAATGGAAGGGCATCGCGCACCGTATCACCTCGAGCATCGAAGACATCTCGATCACCGAACCGCATGATCGCTCGTGGGATGGCATGACGGTGATCAACCACCTCAAGGAAAGACTACTGGAGTCGTCGCCCAAGGTCTCCACCGGCTACGCCTGCCTCGATGCGGCGCTCGGCGGCGGGCTTCGTCCCGGCTGCATTTACGGCTTTGACGCGCCACCCAAGTCGAACAAGACCTCCGTGCTGTCGGGCGTGCAGCGTGGCGCGCTGATCTCGGGCGTCAAAACCCATTTCTTCTCGCTAGAGCAATCCCCCACCGATCTGGTCGCCCGTGAGTTCTGTGGCGACACCAACACGCCGCTGGCCTGGCTGGAGGACAAGGCCAACGCTGATCTGGCGGTGGCCCGGCTCGATGCCTGGGCGGTTACCAACCCCTATTTCGAGCACGCCAAGTTCGACCACGTGCCGGGCATCACGATCGATGATCTGTTGATTCGCATGAACAGATCGATGATCGACCACGGCACCCGCGTATTCTTCATCGACTACTACACCAAGATCGCCGGCAAGGCCCAACGTCAGAACGAGGCCGCGTTCTATGAGCAGGTCGCGCAAAAGCTGTCTGCGTTTATCCAATCCAACGACCTGATCCTAGTGATCGCGCTGCAGCAAAACCGGGAGGGCAAAAATCTCTGGTCGGACGGCATCAAGCGCGAATGCTCCTGGCTGGCTACCATTCACAAGGTCGAGGTTGGCCTACGTGGCGGCAAGAGTAAGGCCGAAATCTGGTTCGAGGTGACCGACGCGCGCTATGGACCGGCGGAGAATGTCGGTAGCGATGATGAGCGTCTGCTGGTAATTGTTCGAGGGCCTGCTGTTAGGGAAATCAAAGAGCGCTAAACCCACAACCGATGCACGACGCCACCATGAAACGCTACGTTAAAAAACGCGCCGACAAATTCAAAAAGACCCTAGCCGAACAAAACGAAAAGCACCGTCGCCTCGACAAGGCCAAGCCCAAAGAGCCGTTTAAGCGATCGTCAGGTCAGCCCAGCAAGAGCACCAGGAAAAAGGTCTATGCCCGTGATGGCATGCATTGCAGCTATTGCGGGATCGAGACCACCCAGGGAATGAACCACCCTACACAGCGCACCCTCGATCATGTCATCCCGCAATATCGAGGCGGCACCCATGACGCCGATAACCTGCGCGTCGCCTGCTGCGCGTGCAACAGTCTACGGAAATCACTCGACGTCACCCCCGAGGTCTTCATCGGTATGATCAAAAATGGATCGGTAAAGCCTAGCTCGAACGGCTATCCGGCCCCGTGCCTGCCATCGCTAAAACAGGCGGCCGAAGGGCTGACCATCACCTTTGATGGTGGCGTCAAGCTGACCGGGCGGATTATCGGCTAGACGCCTTCTTGATCAACGCTAGGCGCTGCTTTTCGCGTAGTTCGAGCTTGCGCATATGTGCGATGTGCTCGTCGGTCGATAGATATCGCATCAAGGCATCACGCGCATAATAGGCCATCGATTGCTCAGTCAGCTCGGAAAGGCGCAAAAGCTCGCCATACATCGACACCGGCATCACGAATGACCATCCCACATTCTGCTCCCGGTCGACGACCGCCAGGGCTTCGCGCAACGCCTTTTTGTTCTGCTGCTTGCTTGACAAGTTTGTCACCCGTGATTAAAAATTGGCGTGTAAGAGTCAGAGTTAGGCTAAGAACCTTAGCCAGCTGTGATTAATCGTCAACCATATTGGATAGGGAAGACCATGACCGACAAGGAGAACACCGACGACATCCGCGCCGAGACCGAGCAGAAGACGCGGCTGCTTGCTGCTGCCGACGCATTGTCCGACGTGATCGGCGGCGAGGCTAAGTGCAAGGTACGCGGCGTCAAGAAGACACCGACCAAGCCTGGTGGATACGAACTGTTGATGCCGATGAGCGATGGACTGACGATCAAGACGTTCATCCCGTCGGCGGTTGTTGATCGAGTTGTTGATCACATTCTCGATTGGGTGGCGTCGACTGATATCGCGTCAGCTTCTGTGACCGAGGCCCATCGTCTGCGGCCGTCGCTCACCACCGTAGCCGAGTGATCACGCTGAAAACCATGGCGACGATTGCCGCAGCCCGGTTCGATGTGACCGTGGATCAAGTGTTCGGCAGTCGTCGCCTCCGCGAGCATGTCAACGCTCGGCATGTGACGTGGTTCATGCTGAGGGCGATGACCAGGATGAGCTACCCGGACATTGCCCGGCACTTTTCAGGCGAGCGTGACAGCGAAACCAAGGACCATACGACCGTCATGCATGGCGTCAAGCGCGTCCGTAATCGCCCAGACCTTTCGATGATTGCCGACGAATGTTGCGCCGAGGTCATCAGGATCAGGGCGGAGAACGATGCGGCTAAGGTGGCTAGAGCGGCCGGGGAGGCGGCGTGATGGCACAGAAAACCATCGAAATAACATGCACCAACGACCGTGGCCTGCGCGATTACGGGGAGCCGGTCACCTGCCTTTATGGCTCGACCGTGACTGTTCGCGACTCGTCCTCAGCTGAACATGTGGCCTGCTGGCTCAACGTTGACGATCGGTCTTGGTACGACCGTGGCACCCACCCGGACTCGTGCATGTCAGCCCATCTGGACGTCGACATGGCACGCGCCGTCATCACTCGTCTTCAGGCCTGGGTGGATACGGCCGAGGAGGAGCACGGCGATGGCTGAATTTCTCATCGAAATCACCAACGAGGCCGGCGCTGCTGAGCAGGAAAAGATCACGGGCGGCCCGACTTTGAAGGACAGCATCGAGCGTTTTCATGCTGCCAGGCTGCGCCTCACCAAGCATCGCATTGAGGGCCATGCCTTCATGGTCAGCGCCATCAAGCCTGATGAGAGCCGCGCGTTCAGGGCCGGGACCGGCGAGTTCGGGCGCGACCTTGCGGCCACCGCCGCCTATGTGATCGCGATGGCGGTCACCATGCTGGAGAGCAAAGCATGACCATGTACACCGTCAATCACTACGACCCCCAAGCGATGGCGGGCAAGGTCGACCCAAAAATGCAAGGCTGGGTTGCGATCGAGGCCGATAGCCCAGCCGAGGCTGCCGAGGAATATCTGTTGGCCTGGTGGGAGTCCGATCCGGCAGACTTCCCGAAAGATGGTTGTCCGGTCTGGGTGCGCGTGCCGGGTGCTCCTGGTGGCCCAATGGAAGGCGAGGCCCTGATGATCATCCGCTTTGACGTCGTGGTCGATTGGGAGCCGAGCTTTACCGCCGGACTTGGAGCCGAGGTGACGATCGATGCCTAAGACCGAGATTAGCATCGGCATCGGCGATGACGACAAGCCCGGCGGCCTCCTGCCCTGGGTGTTCCGCGTGCTCGGGTTCTTCCTGGTGGTCGCGTTGTTGGTGGCCTTGGCCGTCGCCTATGACGCCAACATCGCGTCGTGCAAGCGCGATGGCTTCGACTCGATTGACGAGTGCTACGGCTTTAGGGACGGGAGGCGTTGATGAGCGTGCGGGATGAGGTTGATGATGACGATGATCTAAAGCAGATGGCGTATGACCGAGGATTCGAGGCTGGCAGGAAGTCGGACTCAGAATACCCAGAGATAGGCGAAAACCCGTTCGAAGATGGGAGCGCCTTGTCTTATCT